CTGGACCCCATGGAATCGTCCGGACTGGCCCGGAAGGTCGCCTGGTATATCGACGACCTCGTCGGCATGTACTACATGGGCGCGGCCGAGTACGAGTTCGGGGGCATCCCCAACGCCATCCAGTATTTGACCAAGGCTGCCGATTCGACGACCGAGGTTGTCGTGCCCGCGGCCAAGATACCTCGAAACTTCTTCCGGGGTAATCCGTACTACGACAAGGAAGGGGCTGAGCTGGAGCATCTCAAGGGCTTGAAGAAGTTGACCAAGGTTAAGAAGGCTCGATTGGCTGAGCTGGAAGCCAAGGGCGCGCAAGCGCGGCCCGACCTCAAGCTCTTCTACGTGGGGCCGCAAGAGTACCTCCAGTTCATCCCCAGCCTCGTCGAGGACATGGTGGCCGGCCGTCAACGCAACAAGAACGGCAACCATTTCCAGTCCCTCGCCGACCCGGTGACAGAATATGACCGGAATATCATCGGCTGGCTCTGTATCGACTATCCCTTTTTCCTGGTGAAGGACGAGTCCGTCTTCAAGTCCCTTTGCCAGCTTTTCGGAGTGTGATATGAGACTAGCCGAGTGGTTCGACCCCAAGAATCCCGAGCACCTGAAGGCTTACAAGTGGCTCAACATAGTAGGCTCGTGGCCTCCCGCGTTCTACAAGGAGATGATAGCCGCGGGGGTCAAAATCGAAACGGGCTGGTCCTACGGTGTTGCTTCGAAGCTGGCGGACGCGTACATTGCGGAGAAAGTACCGTGAACAACTGGAACGTCATCGAAATCGAACCTACGCCTGCTCGTGGTAAGTTCGTCAACAAGCTGCTCGACGACCCGAATTACGCCGCCGAGAAAAAGGAGGACGGCGACCGGCGTACTGGACAAATCTACTGGGAACAGCGCGAGCATGGCTTCCAGGTGCCCTTGATGCACTTCGCTGGCCGGCGGGTCTCCGTCGAGACCGGGAAGATGGCGGAGAAGAGCCAGAATGTTCCCCACATCACCCGGTGCCAGTCCGTGGCAAACTGGGGCTACGACAGCGCTTTGATGGAGCGACAAATCCGTCTTGCTGGCACGGTATTTGACGGCGAATGCGTTCTGCCGGCTGAATTCGTGCGGCCTCTCAATGACCCCCGCGGAGGTCTATCCAAGTACGTGACCCGGGTCATGGGCTGTGGCACGTGGGAGAAAGCCCGCGAGCGCCAAGAACAGTCTGTCGAGGATGGGGGCGTTGGCGGGAAGATGCGCTACTCAGTCTTCGACCTTCTCTTCTACCACGGACGAGACCTGCGTGATTTGCCACTCTGTGAGCGCCGCAAATGGCTCCTGGAAGCCGTCACCTGTCTGGGCAACCCCTACATCACAGCTACCGAGCATGTCGTAGAGGACAAACGCGCGTTCCTGGAGCGTACTCTGGACGCAGGCGACGAAGGCATCATCCTGAAGAAGCTGGATGCCCCGTACGGCCAACATCTCACCTGGGTCAAGCAGAAGGTCAAAATCAATGCCGATGTGGTTATCATCGGCTTCGACCCACCCGAGCAGTTCTCGAAGAAGGTAACCGGAGAAATCTCCGAGACCAAATTCTGGAAAAAGGGCTGGATTTCCGCGGTCCAGTTCGGGCAATACCGCGACGGCATTATGTGGCCTTGCGGCACCATGAGCGGCATGACGGACAAGTTCCGTGCCGAGCTGACCGAGAACCAGGAGAAGTACCTTGGGCGCGTCGTCGAGGTCGAGGCCAACGGCCGCGAGCCCACGGGTGCATTCCGGCATCCACGCTGGGAGCGACTCCGGGACTCCAAGACAGCGGCGCAATGCGTCTACGATCCGGACGAAACATGAAACGCATCGGCGAGTTGGTGGCTACCGCAGCAGTAGGGTTCTTCGTCGCAGCAGGCATCATAACACTGCTCATCTGTACGTGGAGCATCGGCCATATGGCCAGAAAGGGAGGGGAGTCGTGAACATCATCGGAATCGTCTCGAAGCAGAAGCGCATTGGCAACCAGGGGTCGTACTACCAGCTTACCACCGAAGCTGGGGTCGAGTTGGCCATCACCATGACTGAGTCCGTGAATTCGGGCGACGACGCCAAGGTCCTGGAGCCGCTCATCGGCAAGAAGATCGAGGCTGTCGGTATCATTCGCAAGGGCGTGTCGCAGCTCATGGCTTTTTCGGTCAAGATGCTGTAGTATAGCAGAACATCTCCCAAGGAGAACATATGTCGCCCACTGAACGAGACTACCAGAGACACGACGAAATCAAGGCTGAGTTGATTGCGAAGATGTTCAATCAACTCATCGACGCTTCCAAGGAATATCTCACTGACGGAAGACGCTACATCTCATTCGACACGGTCACTGAACTCAAAGCCGTCACTGCGGCTTTTCTGGCCAACGAACGCGTCAAGGACCTCACACTGCCAGCAACTGGAGTTAGCGACAAAATCCTCAAAGAGGTCGTCGTTAGTTTCGATGGACAGGTCGTCTTCCGTAACGGGTTCAAGGACCTCGACGACCGATTCAAGCACCCTGAGGTACTCGAACAGGCCGCGCGGCGCCGTCAGGCTGAGGAGTCCGCCGGAACATTGACCGTTACTCAGCTACGAGAACAGGTTAAGCAACTTCAGGACCAGGTCGATAGCCTGAAGAAGACGATCGACGGTATCCCGAACGCAGTCAAGCAGGCCATCGAGGAATACACGAGGCCCGTCTCCGGCTAACACAGGTTGCGCCTCTCGACGGATAATCCCTCGACTGGCGCTTAGTAACCAGGATACATCGACGACATCGTCTAACGGTAAGACGCCCGACGGGGAAACGCGAGTTCGACTCTCGCTGGGTGTCGATGTATCCTGGGCAGTTGACAAGGAGAACGATATGACCGGACGAATCCTGTGCGTGGGTCGTAGATGTAACACGGTCGGCGAAGCTGTCGAAACTCGTACACCCACCAACCGCTTCTATGACTTCGATTCGGACCGGTATATCACAACCGGCGGTGAGGTAACGACGCGAATCCTATGGACCTTCGTCGGCGGTAACACCGAATCCGAAGAGTGGCCGAGCGGTCGAACCTACCTCCCAACGATGTGCCCGCGCTGCTACAAGCCGACAAGGGGTTGACGGCACTCTCCGGCTTTGGTAGTATTCTGGTCATGAACAAACTGACCGCCGACTACGTAGCCCACAAATTCGAACTGGCTATTGCTGACGTCGTTCTCCAGGCGTCCTACGACCTGCGCGCTCATGGCGAGGACGAGATGGCCCGTCGAGTCTACGACCTCTACGTGTCTGGACGCTATATCGAGGCCGAGAAGCTCATTCGTAGCCGATTCCAGAAGTAGGCACTTGACGCGAACCCGACCGTCTGGTAAGGTACCGCTCATGAGCAAGATGACAAAGACAAACGCGGCGGACGTGAAGGTCGGCGACGTAATCAAATACAACGGCGTTTGCCACACGGTGCGTGGCGTGTTGAGCCGCCGGGTTCGCCGCCCCGCTCTCGAAAAGCACTTCGGGCGCCGCGTCACGATTCGCGTGGACGCCGGCTTTATCCCGCTCGCCGAAATCGACTCCATCTGCGTCGTTCGGTAATTCTCATGGGCAAGACAACTACTCCGAAGTACGTGATGACGATGGACTGCAACGGCATCCGCGCTTCCGACTCCTGCTGGCGCGGGCGCGCGACCGAGAAGGCGCTCCGCGCTCACCTGGTCGCCTACAACGAGTCCCTGAAGACCGGCGGCGTCAACGAGCGCGTGGGTGAGATTTTCGGCCTGTGGAAGTCTACCGCTATCCACGGAACCATCATCCGCAACGACAGCACGCGCGAGGTAGTCGCGGAGGTCACGCTCTAATGCCACGATTTTGCCGAGTTCACCCCGAGGTCCGAATCTCCTCCGACGACGAGATGTTCGACGGAGTCTGCGGCCGGTGCGAAATGGAGGCGAGCTACGAAGAGCCCGTCTCATGTATCGACTGCGATATCAACGACAACTGTCCAGGGTTCGAGTCCTGCCCGAAGCTCGACCACGGCAACGACGAATATCGCACAGCGCTAGGAGAATGACCATGTCCGTCAAAAATATCGAAACGCGGTTCTCGTACTCGAACCTACGAGTTCTCCATGTCTTCACCGGAATTCGTGAGCTTGGGTTCAACGAACGCGGCTCGTTCGTCATCAGCGCATGGACGACGGAGGTCGCATACCATCGCGGTAGCTACTTCACGGTCATCCCCATCAGCCCCGTCGAGTATAGGCGCAAGTATCCGTCCGCCACCTCGTTCCGTCGAGAATGCAACAACCTCACCGTCCTCGACGACTATGGCACGGAGTACGCCATTTACGCACCAGATCACGTCCTAGACGTTCTGGTCGCGGACTGTATCGCCAACGAGATTCCTGAGCAAACGGAGACGCCATGAAGGCCATCTACAAGTACCCGCTCTCCGTCACCGACGAACAGCACATCCTGATGCCAGAAGGTGCAGAAGTATTGTCCGTCCAGACCCAGCACGGTGAGCCGTTCCTCTGGGCCCTTGTCAAAACAGACAAGCCAAATCGGCGGCGGACATTCCACATCTACGGCACCGGCAACCCTGTGCCCGATGACGAGGAAGCCTCCCGTTTCATCGGGACTTTCCAAATCCTGGGCGGTGGCTTCGTTGGTCACGTCTTCGAGAAGTAGGTCTCCGTCGAAGGGATAATTATGCATGCCGTGATGTTTGAGCCCCGATGCGCCAAAATCCACTGCCAGCACCCCGCATCAGACCATGTGGGCGGCAGGGGCGCCTGTAACTGGCCTAGCTGCGTGTGTTTCGAATTCGAGGCAGCAGTGCCCGCGGTCACGCCAATGAAGCCTCGTTTCGATTCGCTCTTCTTCTGCTACTGCTGCGGCCGACAAGGATGTACGGTGTCGAAGTGTCCGTACTTCAAGTCAGCCAAGCCTATCCAGAGCTAAGGTCTACCAGGACTCCAGGCCGGCCCACCGTCTATTAACAGCCTCAGACAGATTGCCCGACACGCTACGAAGAGCCTGGAGCCGGCCCCACACCGCCTTGATGATGGTGTCGTCAACACCGTAGACCCTCATCTCTCGCTCGGTCATCTCGGGCGTGAAGTCCTCAACAAGCCACTTCTTGAGGATGTCATCCTCGTACTTGCCCAGACGCGGCATGTGCTTGATTCGCTCCTCGGGCGACTTCTTCTTAAAGTCAGAGTCCGGCGCGAACACGCGCAAGTAGAACGGAATAAAGCTCTTAGTGTCATGAGCAGGGTCGAACTTAGGGCCAGCCAGGGCGGCGCCGTGATCGATTAAAGCAACCGAGCCACCTTCGTTCACCAAAAGGTTTTGGCCGTGACTATCGGTATTACCCAGGATTCCATCCAGTAATGCCCATCGGTGAATCTGACCAGCCGAAAGATAAGGAGTCAATACTTCACGTCCCTTGTATTGCTTCTCCCGGTTTTTCTCGTCTAGAGACTTCCAGTCTGAGCCCAGCAGGCTGATAGCAGACCATTCCTGCGCGTTGACTATAATCAGCTCAGCGTGCGGGATAACTCCTCCGAGATGGACCTTATCCGCCACGTGCCAAAAGCACGCCTCACGACGGGGTTGACTCACCGAGCCATCTCGAGCGCCGGCTGCTGGAGACTGCTTCCCGCCTGGGGGCTTCAAGAGGAAAACCTTGCCTGAGTGAGGGTCGCGGCAAGCCATCGCGCCCCTCGAATGCTTACCGGACAACTTCAGATGAACCACGTTGCCGGCGCGTACGGCCCGCTCAACAGCTTCGGCAAAATCAACCGCCCTTTCGTTGCCAGGTTGAACAGAATGGATACCGATAGGCTGTGACCCCTCGGACTTTGATAGCGCCCGAGCCTTGCCACCCTGGAGCTGTACCACTGCGGCCAGCGCCCGCATATTCTTCTCAGAATCACCCAGGTCGACCGCATGCAACGCAGCACGCACCTCGTCGCCATAAACGGCCAGTCCCTGCTGGAACTTATCCGCATCGAATCGCTTGCGCGCCAGGAAACACGCCGCCGCCAGGACCAGCTCAAATCGGTCGTTATGGCCAAGCTGTGCGAGGGCAGTGCGGTGCTCTCCGGGCTCGAGGTCACTGCCCGGCAGCGTCAACGCAGACAGCTCCGTCTGCTCCTTGCGCGGGCCTCCTTGGAATGGGAATTTGGGGTCACCAGACTCGTCCGGTCGATAATCTTTCTCTCCGTTAAACGCCGGCCCGCGTGAAAGAGACTCGCTCTTCCCGAATTTACGACCGGGCTGCGCCCACAACTTCTCGGCCTCCTCCGACTGCATATCACTGGGCAGTACCTTCTCACCCGTGGTGTTCTCGAAGTGCTGGTACATCGCGCTCGCGATACCCTTGCGCTGATGCTCGGGCTCGACGTAAGTCAAATGCGGTATATTGCCGCCGTGACGCAGAGACAACCCAATAAGCGAACGTCCCACCTGTACGCCATTACGGTCGTGTGCGAGAACTTCCAGACCTGAGGGGTGAGGCTTCGACGAGATGGTGTAACCGAGGCTCGGGTCAAGGTCGCGCTTCTGGAAGGGCTTCCAGTTAATGGCGCCCTTAGGCTGGATAATTTCGGCCTTGCCCGGCTGGTAGCTTTCATGGGGCTCGAAGAATACCTGCCGACCACTGTTCGAAACCCAAACTTTCTTCGCTGGCACGGCCCGCAGCTTAAATCCTTTTTGACGCAATTTACCGAGAGTGCCTGCACTGAACCACTCGACAGCATCCTCAGGCTTAACAAACCCAAAATTTACATCAGAGGGATGATTATGCCATTCGTCCGTGCCCTGCCAGTCCTTAGTCGGGACTGGCCGTTTTGGCGTAACTTTTCCCGTACCGATACCTTCAGCGGCATAAGGGCCCCGACCCCAGTCATCCTCTATTCGATAAACTATACGAGGCTTCACCGGGTCATCATGTAATACGGCCATCTTCACCAATGGCTGCTCGCCCTTACTTAAACCGAACGGACCTACCTCATGGAATGCCTTCGCCGCCAATTCGTCGGGATCATCGCCCACATTCGCAAGGTCGTCATACAGGTCCTTCGCCCAGCTCGCAGGACGATACGGACGGTAATTGTGGTAAGGAGGCTTCTTCGCGAACATCTTAGGATGCTTGAGCGAAAGGAGATGGGCCTTGGGATCGAACAGCTCCTTGCCTACCCGCAGCCACACATGCTCACCCTGGTCTTCCTTATCGCCATGTGGCCATGCGGCTGCGCCCGCATCCATCGCAGCCTTGACACCGCCTAGCGCCCCAATCCGACGAACTACATCCGCTATACCACCACACTCCTTGTGTAGTTCGGGTGACAATTTGTGTACAACTTCCGTGGCGCGCTTCAGGTACTGGACCTGAGCCGAGTCGGGCTCTTCATTTACCGATACTGCCGGTCCCTTCCATTTCTGTTCAGGAGAAAGACCAGGATACATGTCAGCTCGTAGCGGTCCAGACTTCCCGTAGACCGTCGCCATCTTTTGAAGATTCGCCGGTCGAATACCCGCAACCCTGACGTCGCCAGCTACTACGTCGTGTGGCCAGTAGACCCGGTCGTCGTAGTGCGTAGGCGGACTATCGGTCTCGAAGTAGACCAGCACATCACCCGCATCGCGGTCTTTCTCCCAAGCATGATAATGATAATCTTTCGCAGGATGCGCAAATACGGCTTGGCCGTCCAATATCTCGTCCGTAGGCTCGGTAGGAATTACCTTATCCTGGACGAGCCGACGAGCTTGGTCAAGGTTCTTGGCGCGGAAGAAGTAGCCCTGGTGCTCTTCGTCCTTCGAACGTTGCGACATCCATTCCCGTAGCTTCACCGGCCACCAGTCGGTTTCGGACTTGGCGAGAGGCTTGGGCCAGGGCTTGATGAGATGTTGGGCGGCCTTACGAGCGGCGTAAGCGCGGCGGTCTCGAATAGCTCGCGCTAAGTCATGGTAGGGGTCGTTTTGCCATTGACCCTTGGGACCAGGACCTACCTCAGTAGCGTGTGCCAGATACTCTTCGGGCGTCTGGTTCTTCTTCGGCCACGCCTTCGCTAGGACCTCGGGGTCGACAGTCTTGTTTCGATACAGGGTCTCTCGAACGTCCTGATTCGGATGCAACGCAAGAGCCGCTACAGTGCTCGGAGCCAGACCCTTCGCCTGAGCGAGAATAGGCACAGCCGAGAATCCCTCGTTCGGGTGCGGAACCGAATCTAGGGCGCGCAACGTCCGGAGCTGTGAAATCTCCGACATCGGCGCTGCGTTCTGTCGGTGCGCCAGGTAGGGCAGCACTTCGAAAATGCCGTGACGTTCCGCAGCTTCAGTAAGAGCCTCGACAGCATCGTCACCGAGGTTGCGGTTCGCACCCATCTGCGCCAGGACTCCATAGACACCATAAAAGCGCGCCTTGGTCGACAGAAATCGGTCGAGATCCGAATGGAACTTCTCATCCAGACGTCCACCCTTGTATTTGGTGTCGGTGTCTAATGGTTCTTTGCCAAACCCCCTCGCCACCTCGTCGCTCAGCTCGTTGATAAACTGCGCCGAGAAGGGGCCGGATGTGAACCGGTTGGAATCGATGTTCGGTACCTCGAGCGACGCCCGGCCGATACGGTCCGCTTGCTCCGACGTAATGTTGGGGTTCCGAAGCGCTACCGTACCTAACTGACCCATCGGGCCAGCATTTCGCTCAATACCAGATGGCGTCTGTTCGAACCCCGCCACGACCTTCTCCAGTACGTCCGGAGGCGAAAGAGGAGACTTGGCCAACTCATGAATAAAGTGCTCGGTTCTCGCATCTCCGGGCACATACTGACTTGCCAGCGTCCGTGCGGTGTCAGAAGTAGCCTGTGGGTGGCCCAATATACTCCCTACGCGGAGGGACAGCGGCGAGGTTGCAGACATCGCCAAAATCTTTTGGCTCAAGTCCTCAGTGGTCAGATTCGGGTTCTGAACGCTTGATGGCAGATTCGACGCCAGCGCCTGCTCGCGCGTGCGGAACTTAGTCTGTAGTAGGTGGCCCTCATTCAAATGAGGTACTCTCGTCCACGGCTTTCCGCCGGCCTGGGTAATGGCATCCAGAGTCTTAGGTCCTGCGCCGGAATGTTGTAGTATTTTAAGCGCGGATACTTCGCCGATATCCTCGGCCTTTGCCACATACCCAGCTAGCTCATCATCCGTTGCGCTATCATACCAGAGAGGACTCCTATGTCCACGAACCTGTTTTACATCGTGAGACTCGGCCTCAAACCGTGGCGTCGTGTGGGCAACTAAATACTCGTTCTCGTGGCCTGCATCACCTCCAGCGGCCTTGGGGCCATGCTGGTAACTATACCAAAGGTCCTTGAGGGGTACCCAGGCGTGATGCATATTAGAGCCAAATCCACTATCTGCCAAATCACTCCATGAACTTAGAGCATGCTCATGGTCCATGATATCGGAATTTAGACCGCGAGTAAGAGCAACGTAAGGCTGGCCAGCGATAGTTCGGATATTGAGTCCGACCCCACGATTCAGCTCTGCGTGTAGCTTGGCCTTGTGGAGTAAAAGCTCCTCGGGGACACTTGGATGCTTCTTCATCCAGCCGTGCAAATCCGCCGGCACGAGATGACCATTCTTTTCGGAAGCCTTGCCCTTCTTGTGATGTTCCAAGAAAGCACTGTCCAGCCGAAGAGCGTCAGCAGGGTCATCATAATTATCGATATTGTTAATACGGTGAACAAGATACTTCATGAACACCGCAGCCGGCTGATGCGGTGTGAACTTATAGGCACGCCAGAGATGATAAGGCTCCAGTCGCGTAAATTCCGGGTCACCCCGCAAAATGCGACCGGCCATATGTGAATCGGCCTCACGCTCCGAGGGGTTAAACTCGGCTCCCTCGTGAGACTTCCCCTCAATCCTAACTTTCGGCAGCTTCCGGTTCGGCGGGTCGAATTCCCGCTGGGCGTTTTCGTCCGCGCCCTTCAGAAACCTCTCAACGCCCTTATTCTGGCGCGCTAAACGCGAACCAATGGCTTCGGCGGGGGCTTCGTCAACCTGCCGCACACCGCTGGCCTCTTCGGTTGGAGGCGCGGCGGAGCTAATCTTCTTTTTAGGGAGAGCCATCGACCCTTAGATTACATCCTTCTCACTTGCCCTGGGCCACGGGTCTTCGCCTTGCTCGGCAGTGAGGTAATCCTCAGGCAGGAGATTTCGTTCGATGGGTTCCACGTAGGGCTCGACCGTCACCTGGTAGAGGTCGGTAGCGTTGAGCGCTGCAACAGCAGCGTCTAGATTAGCTGGAAAATCGGGATAAAAATGCTTCGCATATCCCAAAAGTCTATCCATCAGCTCACGCTCGCTCCCAAAGTACACCCTACGATGGTCACGTTCTAGGTCGTTAATAGTCATCTTGAGCATAAATCCTCCAAGGTACTATATCACGTTCGTAACAGTTCCTGGAGCCGTGTAAGCGTTTCCGGAGGCCCAGCCCATGTGTCAAGTAGAATGACGCAAAAACTGCGCGACAGCCTCCGCTATCTTGAGATGCTCTTCGACAGTTCCGTCATTCTTGACCACATTGGCCCTAAAAGAAACAACCGCTATATTCCCGGGCTCATACCCCAGATTAGGGTCTATTCTGTCGAGTGAAGGAGAGCCGTCTTGACGAGGACCCTCGAAGACAAGACGAATCCCCAGGTAAGGACAAACGCCAGAGACCAGAGCCTTCTCCCACTCCACCCTCACATCCTCCACACTAATGGAGAAAACCTTGCCAAGGCGTTTGGCTCTATTTTTCGCTTGCAGCCACATGAATCTATCACGATTAGCCGCGCGCCAGGCCCTGCTGCGCTTTTTCTCGGTCTCTGGATGGGCACCTTGATAAACCTTCACACCAGCCTGATGACAGGGCCTACATCTGCCGTTAGGATATCGCTCCGAGGAACCACACTTCTTACAGGGCCTACTCATATCTACTAGATTACTGCTCAAGTTTTAGCAGCTAAAACTTGACGGCTCCGGCTATATCACCTAGAGCCAACCCATGTGGCGGAATACCACGTCGTTATCACCATGAGCTAAATTAGATCGAACCTCTGGAGGCAGTCCCATCATAGCATCGACCCATACCAGCTCCGAGAACTCGTGGTCAGGGTCGAAGTCGGAATGTGGAGTCTGGTCTGAAACAGTAGTCTGGAACATGTACACCGGGATACCACCGGGCGCATTCGCTGCACCGAAAGCATGCATCGCCTCAGGAACGATACCAGCCTCCTCGTACAACTCTCGCACCGCGCCGGTAGCAGGGTCTTCACCGGGCTCGAGATGGCCGCCCGGCAGACAATACTTGCCGTCCTTCTGTCTCTTCCCTATCAAAATCTGAGCATTCTCGTTATAGACCAAGACACTCGCGGCGAGCGGCGGGTTCGAATCCTCGGCCTTCGCCATCGGCTGCGTGAGGACTTGATCCGTGACATGACCGATGGGCTGGTCCAGTTGCTCGTTCGCGAACCGAAACAGCTCGTCGGAGAAATCCTTGTGGACCTGTGGGTCAACCATCCAGCTCTTGATTTGCTGGTTCTCATCGCGGTCCGCAGCGTTCACCGCCTGTAGCTTCTTGCCCAGCTCCGAATCCTCGTAGAGCGCCAGGTTGTAAGCGTTAACATGCGAAATGATGTCGCGGTTCTTCTTCAGCCAGTCCATCGTGCGGCCGTACGTATTACGGTCCTCGCCCGGGAGTCCGACCATGATGTTGGGGATGAGGGATGAGCCCGCCTGGCGAATCTTCTGTGTCGCCTCGTTGATGAGGGCCTCGTTCGCAGGCTTCTTGTGGGCCTTGAGGATGGGGTCGTTCACCGACTCGATACCCAACTCGACATGCCGGATACCGGCATCCCGGAGGAACTCAGGTGTCATGCGCTTCATCTGCGCTGCGGTCGTCTGGATGACGAACCCCTTGAAATTGGGGTTTTGGGCTCGGATACGCTGATACAGCATTGGGAGCTGTACGTGGTTCGGGGCCTGACCAAACGTCTTATCGTTCAAGTAGATGAGGTCCGAGTCAAGGTGCTTACCAAAAGCGTCAGCCTGCTGAAGAACCTCATCCATCGGCTTCTCGACTACTTGCTTGGGTACGCAACAGAACGTGCACTGGTGGCGACAGCCATCAGAGAGCGTCAACCGCGGGATAACCTTCATGCCTTGGAAGTGTCGGTAATCGTAGCCAGGCTTGTACTCGTGGCCCTCACTCTCGACAAACGACTGAACGCTCGGGTGGACCTGGACGTTCGGCAGCCCCTTGTACATCGACATGTCGGTATAGCCGCCCACAGCAATATTCTGGCTCGGCACGGCCTCGGCTAGTTGACGGATGAACGGCGCGGTCACATCAAGCGAAGAGAACGCCGCATTCTTGTAACCGGCGTGCTTCAGGAACTCAATAGCCTCCTTGGGGTCACGCACTGTGTAGTGGTCGACGTTCGGCATCGAATTGGCGATATGGGCCTGCCACTGAGGGACTTCCCAGAAATCTTCCCCGCGGTGATAACCTTCACGCTTTTGATATAGGCTATCGTAATAAGCATCAGACTGGTCTGGCTTACGGTCGCCCTGAAGGAGATGAGTCGAGAACTGGACCATCAAGGTTCGGCCAGCGTTACTCGGTTCGTGGTGCTGACGAACGTGAATGTTGGCCCCTCCTAGCGCCTGGGCGCCCCGAGGCTTCGCTTGAGCAGCCTGGGAGTAGTTCTGGTGCGGTGCGGTGACATGCGAGCCCTGAGGCTTAGTGTGGAAGCCTGGCGGGGTCTCTGGGTGGAGGTCTCCCGGCTCAGCCTTGCTCAGCAGCCTCTCACCAGGCAGGACATTATGCCATCCGTCATCTTCCTGCTTGCCTCGAGCATGGCCCTCCAGGATACGCAAGGTGGCTTCACGTAGCCCCGCCCGATGAGGCCCGCCGTCGTGCCATTCTTCATGCGGCTCCCAGTCTACCAACTCGACATGACCCAGGACCTTACCGTGACAATGGACCGTAGCGATAGCGGTGCCGGGCATGTGCGAAATGTTCAGCTTGTATCCCTCAGCATCGAGAGAGCCGGGGAGGGCGTGCTCCTGGAACGTATGCTGTGGTCGCTGCTCGCGCTGGTCTTCGTTCTTCCGCACCTCGTCTTTCCAGGTTGGTGCGGCGGGTACCTTTTTCTCAAGCTGACGCTTCACCGAACCAAAAGTCTCGAACGTATTGTTACAGTGCGGACATTCACGGTACCCGCCACCCTTCGGCGAGTACGGCGCAACCGTGACATCCACCTCGGTATTACAGCTTGGGCAGCTCTTGAAGTAGTGTTGAGCTATGCTGGCCCTACCGACGTAATGAACGTTCTTTTGCGTCTTCAGCTCGCCATATTCGCCCGGTTTCATACCCAGCTTCTTCGAGGGTACGTCACGATACCCTACATAGAAGTGTCCCGGGAGCTTGCCCTCAGGCGACCCCAAGGAAATAACCGCCTTCGACTCAGGCTGCCAAATATGGATGGGCTCGCCGATGAGCGATTCACGCTTGGTTTCAACCTGGTCAGGACTCAAATCTCCGAGAAGACCAGCTTCGTACGAAGGACAGTCCGAGTCTCGGGCGGGGTTGTTATTGTTGCACTGAAGCGCACCGCGGCTCGACACCAGCCTGGCACGCGCGCCGCACAGCTTACAATACTTCTTCTCTTGGGGTGTCCGGAGCCACTCGTGGAACGCCTCTTGGAGAACCTCGCTCGGATGCTTGCCACCGAAAAGGATATTGGAGATGGTCTTGTGAACGTCCTCGTCGCCATACTCTTCAGCAGCGCGTTGCGCAGCTTCTTCAGGGTCTTCGCCAGCGTGGGCCGCCTGCTGGGCAGCTTGCCGAACAAAGGACTGACCGAGGTCGGACTGTACCTCGTCGATGAAGATCCCTTGACCCTTGCCACCAGTGTAACGTACCCAGCCAATGCCTGCTGGGCCCACCGGGTGCGACGACTGCTGGCTCGCTTCGTACATCTTCTGGAACTTATCGTAAACCCCAGCCTTCTTCATCTTCTCGACCTGATCCAGAGTCGTGTTGAGTTGGAAGACCTTTGAATCGTCGTCGGAGTGACGTTGTGCACCTTCCCACTTATCGTGCGTCACGTTGTAGGGAATGCGCTGCGAATTGTCGATAGCCTGCTGAAGGCCCGCAGCCGATATGTTGCCATTCTTAGCTCGGCCAGCACTCCAGTCACCCGCCGGCATCTGCTTCGGCGGCAGCTCCGTCTTGCCTTTCGAGAGGATGAAGTCGCGAGCTTGACGCAGCTTATTCGTACCGAAAGCTACAGCAACCTTATCATCAGCGAAGAGGTCTGGATTAGTCCAAGCGTGGCCGTCCTCCTGTAGCTGCTTCTTCAGTCGAGGGAAGGCGCGAATGTGTTCAGCCATCTGCTCCGGGCTGGAAATACCATTCCGGATTAAGTCATACGCCATCACGGAATCTTTGCTTTTGATAGCGTGGTCATGTAAGTCATCAGCTAAACCGGGAACCTGACCCACAAGACCCGAAGCTCGAGACGCTATCATCTCCGGGAAGCCGGCGTTAAATACCTCGTTCAAGAACTCCGGCTTATAGTGATGGTTCTTAGAGAGGAACTGATCCAGGTCCCGGTGGTCGAAGGTCTGCGGGTCGCCGTACTCCTCTTTTCTCGTACGTAACTGGTCTAGGATGAGCTTGTGATGTTCGGGGTAGGGGGTCTGTGTGATGGCGCGACCGCGGAGCCACTGGCCATCCTTCAGCTTGAACGCAGGGTGAGTGCCGCGGAGTAGTTCTTCGTATGCCTCTTCAGGCAGCCTACCCGGCTCGGTACTGAGCAGCTTCTGAATGCCGTTGACGGGCTCTTCATAAATGAGCCGGTCGCTATTCGGCGCAGCGACTTCACGGTATGCAGCATCGGTCAAGTCCTGCCAAGCGTCCCGAATCTCCGACTCGGACAATACATTCGCTGGACTCTCCTGCCCGGCATGAGCGCGCGCAGAGTATTCGGGCCAGGCACCTCTTTGGCCCAGGAGTTGGGCCCAGCCAATTTCCTTGGCGGCGTGACGACGCTGTTCACCCGTGATTTCGCCCTTGTATATGCGCCTAGCTATACCCTCGGTCGAAGTCGTGCTCTTGGCTATCTTCGCGCGTTGCACCGCATTCTTAAACACGGGCTCCGGAAGCGGGGCGCGACTGTTCAAAAGCCCACCCGCGAACTTACCCATCTGCGGCCCCAGCAGATCTTCAGCCTCCCTTTCAGCCCAGGCATACTCCTCAGGAGTAATGTCACTATTGGCACCTGGACGCTCGCTAAACGGTACCTGCTCGTATTGGTCTCGAGGCTCGACAGGATGCGTTGCTCTGTAGGCTACGTCCCAGGCACGACCGGACGTGTTCAGGTCGACGGCGCTCATCATCATGAGCAGCGCTGGGCCATCAAACGACATGCCTGGCTCACCCAAGAAGCGACCCATGTCGTCCACGGGTCGACCTTTGTCGATGAAATTCTCTTTCAACCACTGAGCAGTGATAGTAGCTGGCCGGGGCATCTACTCCTCCACCTTGCCTAGATTCACGTAGCTTCCAGGCTCTCGCTTGCGCAGCGTATCCTGCCAGGTAGGCTTGCCCTGGTGCTGCCTACCTGTCTGGGTCGGCAAGTCTCCATAACTAGCTGGGCGCATCCCCAGCTTCTTCTGAGGCACGTCACGATACCCAACCATGAAGTGACCCGGCAGCTTGTCCTCTTGACGACCAAGCGAAATGGTAGCCTTCGACTCCGGCGTCCAAATGTGGACGGTCGTGCCCACGTGGCTCTTGCGGCCACCGAACTGAAACGTGGTGCCAGTGTGACGATTGTAACCCGTGCGGTCCGGCTTCTTCTCGTTGCGCAAATACTGGTGGAACGCTTCCTGGAGGACTTCACTCGGATGCTTACCACCGAAAACGATGTTCTTTATCTTTTGATAGTGTTCTTCCGGATAGTCCCGTTCAGCACGCTTGGCGGCCTCCGCGGGGTCCTGCCCTTGCTGGGCGGCCTGAGCTGCGGCCTGACGCACGAAGGACTGTCCAAGGTCGGACTGTACCTCGTCGATATGAATGCCCTTCTCATCGCCAGTCCAGCGTACCCACCCTAGGCCCGCATTCTTACCCACGGGGTGGCCCGAGTTTGTAGACGCGTGGTGCATACGACGGAATGTCTCGTAGACTCCAGCTTCCTTCAACTTGTGAACCTGGTCCGTAGAGAGGTTGAGCTGGAAGACGTAGCTCGGCGCTTTCGAATGACGCTGAGCGCCCTTCCACGAACCCTCGCTCACACCATACTTAATGCCTGGAAGAGAATCGATATGCTCCTGGATTTTCTTCGCCGAAATGTTACCGCCCTTGTCACGGCCAGCCTTCCAGTCGCCCGGGGGCAAGTCCTTAGGGGACATCGCCTCTTCGCCCTGAGCGATAATATGGTCTCGGAGTTGACGTAGCTTATTCGTGCCGAATTTCACCTCGACGTGCTCATCGTGCTGCGAGGACGGGTCGTGCCACCGAAGAGCTTCCTGGGCGGCCTTGCGCACGGACGCGTGCTTATCGTTTGATAGCTCCTCAGCCAGCTCCTGGGACGCAGACGGGTGTTCCGCAACGGCAGCACGAATCTCTTTCTTCTTACTCTTAGCGATTTCGGGCAGCATCTCCGTTGGGAAAGTCGGATTTCGTAAGGCATCCAACGTGCCTTCCGGGTATCGATTAAGAGTCTCGCGCAAAACGTCCGGATGCAAGTCCTTCTTGCGAGCGAGTATATGTCGCAAATTATGACTACGAGTATGCCGCAACAAGAAATCGATAGACTTCCGTTGTAGTTCCGGAGTAGTGGCAGCCTCAGCGACTCCACCGCCCACGGCGCTCACCGAAGGAACATGGATCGAGGATTCGGAGTCGTACCTATCAGCTTCATCGAGCAACGAGGACATCTGGTCATCGGTTAATGAGCCATTCGCTAAGGCGCTAGCGGTCTCCCAGTAACGATGATGCTCTTTAGGAAACTCACGAAGTATTCGAGTGGCAGTCTCGTTCTTCAACGGGGTATACTTTACCACATCCGTCAACGTGTCCCAGGGCGCTAGCGACGCATGCTGACGCTCCATGACGTCGCCAGCCGTCTCCCCAGGGAGCACGCCATGAACGTACGCAGGGGCCTTCTTCGCGTGGTCCAACATCATCTCGACGCGATGATTCGGCAGCCGACCTACGTCGTGATAAAAGTGGCCACTGCTCAGCGTCGGCATAACGTGCTTAAACTCTTCATCCGTTAGCTTATTGTGACCGTAGCGAAGCCAGTCAGAAGCGGTATCGTTGGGCCATGCCGCAGGCGAAGGACGATTAGCTAGCTCAATGACCTGAGCGCGCTGCTCTGGATTCAACTTCTCGAAATACGTGTTAAGAAAGTGCTTAACGTTATTCTCAGACAGCTCTGGACGGTCGGCAGCGGCTGAACCCGGAACGTGCGGAGCTTCGTTGTGTCGAATAGAGATACGCTTCAGGAAATCGTTGACCTCCTCGGGATAGAGCTTGCCCTCGGTGGCGCGTTGATGCCATGTAGCACCCCATAAGTTTCGCGGCATCTGCTGGCCCGAAGCGATAAAACGCTGGCGCTCCTCTTCCAGAGCCTTTTCTCGAGCAGCCTCCGCAGCCGCCTGCTGTTCGGGACTAAGAGGCACGTCTTCGCCAATGCCCGGCAGACCGAGCTGGCCGGGTCCTGCGCGCACAGCCTTCTCGAGGACCTGCTCATACTGTTCAAAGTCTTCGGGCGTCCAATCCTCGGACTTCACAAACTCGTGTTCCCTGTCGCCAGCCTCACGCTCTTGGAACCCGACTTCTTCCTTGATGAGGTAATCGTATGGCCCAGCGCCCTCTCTTTGCATTTCTGGCTGGTAGTCTAGACCATGCTTGCGCGCAAGGGTCAGATGAACACGATGTGCTGCCTCGCTGTGTTCCGACCCGACCACCTTACGAATGCCAAGGTTACGGCGCGCGTAAGCGTAATTCGCCTCATAAAGCGCCGTGCCTATACCAAGGCCCCGATGTTGTTTTTCGACAATAGAAGTGTCGATACCCAGGACCGGCTCGCCATCCTCAACACTGTGGTAGGTGGTGACTCGACCCGCTATCTTACCGAAGGGGTCGTACGCGCGAGCGATGATAGAACCAGTACGAGGGATGTGCTGTAGACGCAAACGATAGCCATTCGCCTGAATAGGCTGGGGCAGCACGTGTGTGAAATCGTGGAGCGACTCATTCGTGGTGGGGTTACGCGCCAGAATCTTGCCGGCGGGAATAACCGCAATGGACTTCTGAAGGTCACCCTCGCTCTTCTTCATCTTCGAAGGCAGGCGTGGGAGTTTCAGGTCGCGCGTAGGCTTCATCGTCGCGGCTACCGTGCGCATCACCTCGAAATTGCGGCGCATCAACTTGAAGAACTCGCGCTGCTTCTCCAGAGGGATACTCAACGCACGGTATATACTCTTACGAGACCGCTCATCCGTCAAGAACTGTTGGTGACTGGTGATAAACTCCTCGGGATTATCAGCCATTCCATAGCCGCTAACTCCCATCACCTTCTTACCAGCTTCACGGCCTTCGGGAGGAAGCTGGTCGATGACCTTTCGAATGACGAGCTGACGGGCTTCATCACCATACTTCTGAGCTAGCTGACCGAAGACGCTATGCTGTGCTTCGTGCGCTCGTACACCTACCAGTCCGTGAACCTTGCCGCCCATAGCGACGCCGCTAACCATCCTCTGTGCGGGCGGAGTCGGGCTTTTCATGTTAGCTAGCGTGCCCATGATACCAAAGCCACGCTCCTTGGCCCGGTCGTACACATCTTCGCCGTGCTGTCGGCGGCGAGCGGGGTCGTCAGCAACGATGCCGCCGCTCTTCGACTCACGAGGGTCCGAAGCAAGCTGGTAACGAGCGCCGAAGATAGCGCGGCCACCCTTGCCGCGCTTCATGACACCTTGACCCTTCGGGTAGGTCATCGGCTCCTGTACGTCCGTTACGCCCAGTTTAGGAAATTTGATATAACCAACAGTCTTAGCCAGCTCTTGTAGCTCATCGTCTTCTTCAGACTTCTGGAGAGATGGCTTGACGCGGTCGATAAGTGTCTGAGCACGCTTCGAGGGCTTTCCGGGGTCGTAGTCCGGAGGCCCCACACTGAAACCCTTCGGCTTGGCTGACTCGTAGTCGGGACGCTCCGGGAACTGCTCGGCGGTGGGGTCGAGAACTACGCCCGTCTTCTTATGCTGAAGAAACCAGTGTGGCCCCTGGGGCATCGCCAAATGCATTCGCTCCCAGCCAGTGTTCTTACCGTCCAGCAGGTGAAATAAACTTTCGGTGGCTACGTAGCAGTGTCCGTGATACGGATTCGGGTTACCCTGGTACTCTGGCTTGAGTAAGTCCGGTGTCAAATTGGCACGAACCGCATCGAATACGCGTTGAATACGCGCGGGGAGGTGTGGGTGCTTGACCCAACTCGGGGACTCGAAGCCTTGCTCGGACTTGTAGAATCCTCCTCGCACACCTTCGACATAATCCTGCGACTCCAAATATCCTGGATGAGTGTCATGCGCAGGAGTTAGACCCACCGCTCTAGCGGCCTCGTCGCGATTGTAGAACTTGTCTTGATGGTCGACGAATCCATCTTCCCAGTCCTCATACGGCTCTTGGGAATTCGGTCCCTCTGGTAGATAGTCGGGATTGTGAAAAACGGGACTTTCAACCACCTGGCCCGTCTTCCTATGTCGGAAGGCGGGTGTGCGCATCATCGCAGTGGGCGGCGCAGGAACAAATTCCCCCGGCTGGCCGGCGCTCGTACGAGCCATATCCCAGGCGCTGCGCGGGTCAGCCTTCTCTAGCTCTACTTCTTGATTTTGCTCATCGGTCTCCTCCTTCTTCAGCTTCCGGCCGGACAGCGCGTACTCGTACGGACCGCCACGAATTCCCTCTTCACGCTCATTCGGAAACCCAGGCTCGGGGTCATACTTCAAGCCGTGGCGACGAGCCAGGGACTCGTGAACTCGACGAGCCGCAGCGGTATGATAGCCTCCATCAACCTTCTTTACGCCCATCTTCTTATAGGCGTGGGCGTACATCGCTTCATACATCGCGCGACCAAAACCCTGGCCTCTCAGCTCAGCGGGGAGCATACCTAACGCATGGGGCGTGATGGCCTTCCCGTGCTGAACCAACACACCGGTCGTCTTGCCGATATTCTTGTCCTGGGGATTTTGCAGGTAGACATCCAGACCCTGAGAATCCGTGGTCAGATGAAGTCTATATCCCGCATTGTGCTGCTCCGGCTTCAGTAGGTGACTATAGTCCCAAGTGCCCGTGCCCGAAGAGAATCGACCCACGGGCAGGTCCTTGATAGCCATCTTGGCGAGAGGCTCACCATTCCATGCAGTCCAACACTCTTGGTCGCACAGGTCGGTGGGTGTGCCATCACAGTGTTCGCAGGCCATCCGGAACCTTTACACGTTGTCACAGAAAATTCTACGACCGAAGAGGGCTTTGACCTTGCCGCTCAGGCGCTTATATTTTGTCTCGAGACCCTCGATAGCCTTCGCGTAGACCTGGGGCCCAGGGTTTGATATGTTCTGAGACGTGCCGTCGATACCGAGGCCATAGGACGTGAGTCGGTTAGTCGCCTGGAGCCGTTCCAAGATGTCGATGGCTGCGCGGCAGCCCACTAGATCATTCACCACACGTGGAATGCGCCCCTCCTTGAAACCGGCGCGGTACTGAATAAGCCACCATCGAGCAATCCAGGAACGCGAGCCCATCAGCGCAATGAACGCCGCACCTCCGGCGCTATCCGCCGAGCCCACGATGCCGCCGCCCACGAAAGCGGGTTGCAACGGAATGATGTTGACCTGGCCCCTTTGAAGGCCGCCCGCTTCAATCCAGGTCGTCGGAATGAAGAAAATAGGGTTCAACGTGGCATCCGACACAAACAGCTCGATAACCTCGGTAACCGGAGCATCCGGCAGCATCATATGACCCATCGACTTGTAGAGGTTGAGGTCGAAGGGTAGCCGTTTCGATATCTCCATCGGTAGAATCTTGATGCGCATCTCCGTTTCTACATCAGCGATAGCGCCCGGAAGAAATTCCTCCTTCAGCTTCGTGTCATCGATGTGATACCGAATTCCCGTAACCGGGTCTGGCATGAACGAATAGAGCGGGATACCGGTGAGGAATCGGTCCTTGAGCTGCTCCGGCGTGATGAGAGGTTCTACGCGAGTAACTGAGCCTTGGGCATCTGTGGCGCCATCAAGCTCATTGCCAAGAGCCGGGCGGTCCGACGTATTCGTAATGTCGCCGATAAAAATGGGCATGGACTACACCACCGGGAAAGAAGGAGCAATGCTAATAGCGGATTCAGCCCATCCGGTCGTCACACGAGAATCAGGCGACAAAACGGGAGTGGACACGGTAATCGAGGGACTCGACGTCGCCGTGATGGTAGCCGTGCGAACACCCGTGAGAAGAATGACGTTGCCACTAACCAACGCGGTCACGTTTGCAGTAGCCGAGTTGGTATTGATAACCGAAGCGAGGTTATTAGCCGTGATGGAATCCGTCCCGCCCACGTTGAACTGGGTGCCAGTAGCGCCTGCTGCAACGCACGTAAACGTGACGCCGTTAACGACTAGCTCGTCGTCGGGCAGTACGCCCACCAGGGTGGCCGTAGCGCTATAGCTCTGACGCTCAGTAAGCGTCAATATCATTCCGAACGTCCCAACCATACCGAAATCGGTGATGGCGACGTTGAAGTCGAACGGCTCGCCTAGCGGCACGAGGTTCGAGTAGTCGATGATGGGCCCTCCACCCGGGGCCGGAGCCACCTTGCCGTCGTTCGGCTGAATCTGAAAACGCCAAATCGACGGGTCTTGCGGGAAGGGCTGTGTCGCCGGGAAGGCGAGTTGCTTGCGTGGGTATACCGACTTCAGGGACACCAGCAGCGTTGAATTCGACGCCGGCATGAAACGTCGGCCAGGCGGATTGAATTCGCGGTCTTGGTCTCGGTCCACGAGCTGAAAGTAAATATCAATCGTAGAGCCAGCACGGGCGGAAATCTGGTTCACGATACGGAACAGGTTAGCGCTCGACACGTCTTGTAGAAGCCGGGCAGACAAGAGCATTTTGAGACCTCGCCTCCCTTAGATTGCTGTCCGCAAATAAGAAGGGCCCGTTATCAGCGGGCCCTTGAGATATCGTTCTCTGGGACGGAGAAGCTGGCTCGAAGGGTCGACTTGGTGCTCAGCTCTCACCTTACTATATCACCCAGAAGGACGCTCCAGAACTATGGGAGTCGGTCAGGTAATCGGCCACACCGCTGGGCAACCTCTTCTTGAGCGTCGGTCGTCTGCCGAACGATGAAACTGAATTCGAAACCCAGAGCATTTAACGCAAGCGCGAGGTCCTGGGCCCTAATTGAATGACCTTGACACACGTCTTTGCCGTCAATGTATAAAGCTGCCCACTCGCCATCCTGTGTCTTCAGGATCGTAACGTTCATCATCTCAGCCACCACCACGTTAGAGAAATGCCCAGCGAAAAGCTACCGAACGAAATGAGGGAAATCCCCAACAGGCGCCAAAGGACCGTAGACGCTTCAGTCTCGATAGGAGCCAGCACACATGGACCCTCGTGTAAATAGGGCCTGATGCATCTATAACCAGCGGGAATGGGGTGACTCACATTATCCTCCATATCAGTGCGGCTACTGATATCAATATCCAGTATACCGCCAGGTAGCCCATCACTCGAGAGCCAAACCCGTTAGAGCTTTCGCGCTTCATGACTCAGAGTCGAATCCGAAAAGCCGGCGAATCCTAGCCAGGATGGTGGGTCTCTTGGGGATAAATCCAGGACAAAAGCACCCGTCAACCCCACACTCGTAGGCCCAGCCGACGTGCTCAGGCCGTCCATGGTTACAGACAGCACACCTAAAATCCCGATTCATGGCTTATTCCTCCAGTCACCAGGCCGACGATAGCCTTGGTACTTCTTGGGCATCTTCCGAGGGTTCACAACGGCATCGAGGGCATCCCGCGCTTGTCCGCGCGTGAAAGCATTGAAGGGACCGTGGCCGAATTCGTTCCGGTCAGGGGCTTCTGAGGTGACCAGGACCGATGTGGGGAACGGCCCCAGCGACCGGAAGAATTCCGTCGCGCTACGTCGGCCCTCGTGCGGCTCACCAACGCACACCGCACATGAGTAGGTCTCCGGCTCACGCCGATAGACGACGATACGGTGATTCGACCCACACTTCGAGCACGCCGTGTCTTTCATCACTTCCTCCTCACAAACAACTTTGGTGCGTCGGCCGGTTTATGGCCATGCTTCTTCAATAGCTTCTTATAATGTGACATAACCTTCGGGACGAACACAGCGCCCTCTTCCGGCATCTCCTGTTCGTCTCGCTGAACCGCCAGCGCCGTCCCCGGTCCCTGATTGTAGGCCAGTAGCACACTCTCCGGACGGCGAAACCCGTGCGATACAAGATGGTGCACGTATCTGATGCCAGCCCGGACATTCTCTACCGGGTCTAGAAACCTCTTCGCATCGGAGAACATCCGAAACGTCTTCGGGATGAGCTGCATCAGACCTCGAGCGCCTGTCGGTGACTGGGCCTCCACGTCGAACCTGCTCTCGACCTCAATAAGAGCAATTACGAAGAGAGGGTCCACTCCTGTGCGGGCACACTCCTGAACAAGGGCTACTGCCACTTCTAACGACTCCTCTGAAGTCAGCTTAGTGAGCCTGGGTTCGATTTCGTTCTTGATTCGCTCCACTTCCAGCTCATGTAACGAAGATTCAGGCTCGACCACATCAACTCGAAATTCAGCAGAGTCCGTTCGGTTCACCGGGAGCCACATCGCGGTCATGGTGAGCACGACCAAAATAATTCGAAGTGGCCGGAATGTTACCTGCCAGTCGAAAATCTTCATTTAGCCTCCTAGTGTGATAACTCCGTCCACGACGTTGTCCTCGATGTGCGCATCCAGCTTCAGCTTCACACGAGATACGTCGACCTCCAAATTGAACCCTTCCGGCGTATTCTTCCCGACGAGCAACGTTGCTTCAAGCTGTCCACAAAGATAGGCACTACCGATGAGACGGCCTTGGTCGTCGACCACCCTGAGCGGGATGTGTGACGTCAGATTCAACTGAACGTTCTTCTGAATAAGCGACATACATCCTCCTCACACTACTATATCATACCAGAAGGGGACTTCACGACCGAGCTGTTTTAGCTACGTACACATCAGCAGACGGAGTGTAAACCGGCACGTGAACCTGAGCTTCCACCAGGGCATTGGCGACCACCTCGACCATTTTATCGAAGGTCGGGTCGAGGTCCATCTGAGCCGGCATAGTGACTTGGATGTATTCCGGAGTGAGCAAATCGACAAGCTTCAGTGCTTCCTCGATGTCGCCGCCTAGCACGAACGACCAGGCGACGGCGATATACGCCTTTTGCCGACTATCAGCATCAAGCGTTTGGAGTTGAGGCATAAGAAATCTCAACTCTCGTCGAATCTTCTCGGAAGCCAACACGTCCACGGTCTTCATGCGTCCCTCTTCGGAGAGTCAACAAAGAATTTCACAGCGTCCTTACCCAGCTCCAGCTTGACTCCAGAAGAATTGTAAAACAGCCTAAACCCCCGGCCACACCTTACACAATCCACCAACTCAGGCGGATAGGGTACTGACTGCACTGCGCCACAGTAACAGCACGTACAGACCAATGGTAGTGAGTTACGACCGTGTACGAGAGTCAGATGACTCATAAGCGAACCTTGAGGGGCTCTGTTTCGCAGTCCAGAGCGTCTTGTCCCTTTTTACCACCCAGCAACTCACCAATGACATCATCCAAGCATGCACGTGTGGCATTCGAGCGTTGCTGCATCGCCTGAGCCACAACGCGGAGAGCATCCTTCAGGGGCTTGGTGGTCCGGGCCCTGTCGCAAATATCACACATCGCTGCTCCCTTGGGTCTTCTTCATCGTGATAACATCGAGTGTCTTGGTCAACTTCTTAACATCGTCCTTGAGCCAGTCAACTTCCTGCTCAAGCTGCCGAATTCGGTCTTTCAATCTCTCCACAGAAGCGTCAGCCATATCTTCACCCGGAGTTTCCGCTCGAATCCATGCGAGAATCTATGCGCCCGTGCCCGCCGGCTGAATGTCGTCATCGGTGAGAACGTGCAACAGACCCTTGCCTACGCCATTCTCCCACGCCTGGAAAAGGTCCTTCTTGTGCGGCCGGGCCTTCGAGAGTGGGCAGGCAACGTAGTCCTTCAAAGACTCGTCGCAATATCCCATCCGGTGCTCACCACACTTCGGCTGCATGACGGCTGCCAGCTCAGGGACGGCGCATCTAACCGCAGCGCGCATGAGACCCACCATGAAACGAATCTCCCACTGTGCACGATGGCAAAGCCGAAGGTCACAGATGTGGAGTAGTTCCGCGAAGTTCACCATCACCTGGAAGTTTGTCGGCATGGCGTTCGGCAGGATGAAACGAGCGTCCTCGTTCGGGATGCCAGATTCACAGGCGTCCTGGTAGAGGTTCTTGATGTCGACCATCAATGCGTTGTACTTGGCCGAAAGCCGGTCGTCTTCCTCCCAGCTCTTCGGCTTCACGAAGTCGAACTGGCCGTCGTTCTTGTACTTCACGTAGCGCTGGGACTGCTGCTCGAATGAGATGCCGATGCGATGCCGAACGAACTGATGCGAGAGGGCGCGAGACACGTTACTGATACCAAACCAGAAAACGACCTGCTCGAGAGGAGAGTTGTGACCCGTCGCCAGGCGGTCATTCACGAACTGCTTGATGGTCTCGGGGGCAATTTTACCTTCGGCGATTTCCGACCACACCTCGCGCGGGGCCTTGGATGTATAACATGTACGGTAAGCTCCGTACAGCTTCGACATCGGGTCCTTAGCCACGTCGATGAGAATCACGTCCATGTTCGTCATATTCACACTCCCAAGATAAAGCTAGTGATACGGATAGCTGCGCGCTCGAACCACGGCTTGGGATAGGGTCGTGCCATCGCCCCGTCCATATCAACCGGCCATGCCTTAAATCCCACGAAGTCTCCACCTTGCTGGGGATAGTAGTGGGGCTCGCCCAGGTTTGGCCGTTCCATCTGAACGCCCACGACGCCCGCCTTCGTCTTTCGACACACACCCCTGTAAGGTCGACCCATGATGTTCTCCTAAACGGACTATACCATCCGAGACAGCTAGCGTCCATTCAGCGACTTACAACAGTCGATAGAATCCCGACAACACAACCTGTTTAGGATATACGGGTGAACCTTGAGGTTCCCGATAAACATGACTCGGCCACAAACAAGGCACGTGCCCATGGGGTCGGCGCGAGTCTCGCCACGCGGTATAGGGTCCGGGAAATACTTACTACACTCCAGTGCAGCCAGCAACATCTCCATATTTCGAACACCATCGCGGAGGAGCGCCTCCACATGCTCATGCCACGTCTCTTTCGTCTCCTCGGTCATCGGAGGAGCCTCCCAGCGTACCATACAGCCCATATTATGCCTCCTCGATGATGCGGTTCGCCTGGTCGACGAGACCTTGGGCAGCAACGAAGCGTGCGGCGCCATACCTTTCAATGATGGCGTGCGTAATAGCTAGCTGGTTCCGCCGACAGCGGAGCAGGTAAAGCACCCCCAAAAACATGCCGGCCAGGAGTACCGTCGAAGTGAACCACCCACCCATGGAACGGCCCAGGACGGTCGCCAATCCCCCAAACACACCGATGACACCCAGAACCTTGAGGCCCACCGTAAGACCCAAATCAAGCCCGGTCGTGGCCACCACCGCTAGAAGCGCGGCAGGGTCAACCGGCTGGCGCATCGTATAAGCCATCGCATCTGAGAGGTCGTCGTGGTCCATGCCTTACTATATCATCCGAAGAGGAGCTTCGGTAGTAGGCACTTTCGACGTAGAACGAAACGAGCCTCCGACCGAAAACAGGCCGAAGGCTCGTAAGTTACTCTAAATTGTCAGGGTGGCTGGATTCGAACCAGCGGCCTTCCGGTTCCGGGCCGGAAGCTCTACCAGGCTGAGCTACACCCTGAAAGATTTACACGCGAGGCTTCGGGCTAGCGCCCGTGCCGCGTGGCTTTCGTGGGGTGTGGACAACCTGCATCATCGTAACGCCTAGATTACCGCTCTAGTAGATGTCCCGCCAGTTGAAGTAATCACGACGACCCGGGAAATGACCTTCCCAGTCCTCGTTGATGGTCTCCGAGCCCAGGAGCTGGTGGGTGTAGCGGCGGGCACCACGGTTGGCAGTGACACGTTCCCACTTCTTTCGAGAGCCGGCGTAGGGCTTCGCCTGGTAGGGGTGCCAAGCACAGACTGGGACGATAGTCTCAGCCTCGAGACGGTCCACCTCGTGGTCCCAGGCCCATGCCTCCCAGGTCTTCATCGAGCGACCGGGCAGGGTGACAGGTCTGTAGTCCGTCATATTAGGGACCCAGCGCGGATACTGCTTATGGGTCAGACCCTTGCAATGAACCGTTCTGTAGGTGGGCTCCGGGCAAGGACCGAATTCGGCTACGACCTGGGCACGCACGTCATCATGGACACGACGCCAGCTATAACCGCGGGCGCCATCCGTGATTTTGTACGCACGCATCGAACTGCGCTTCCCGGGAAGGGGAAGGTGACGACAACGGTAGGTTCTGGACATGACAAGCGCCTCCTTAGCGCTAATATACACTAGTCATGACCGCCCCTTTCTTAAAGAAAGGCCCGGTGTTACCCGGGCCAATCGTCGTATGACTGCTCGCCGACTCGATGTCGTATGATTACGCCTGGACCGGGGCTGGTGCCACCGGGACCACGTCGACCTTGCGCTCACGAGCAGGGCGACACTCCTTGCAGAATGCGCGCGGACGCCCGCGGCCCTTGCTCTGCTCGAACTCCTTGCCGCACTTCTTGCAAATCGCCTTCTTCGTCTCGTTCTCCATATCACTGCTCCTTTCTACGGTGTAGATTACTGCTCGGAATTCAGTTTGTCAACCACACAAACTACTATATCACGACGGGAAGAGTTTCGACAGAAACCTACCAGGCAACTCCGAAAAGTCTAGTCTTAGTGATCGACTCATCCGTCGCTCGCACCACGTGGTCCCTGATGAGGACCATCAACGCCGGCATCAACTTTTTTCGACACCCAGAACAAATATCCCACCGCTCCTTGAACGAAAGGGAATTACCCGCATCATCAACCTTCGTGTATCCCATAGTAACTTCTAGGTGCCGATTCGACGAATGGTCCTCTATCGGATCGTTACAACGGTCGCAGTTCACGGTTACGCTCATCGTTTTCTCCCTAGTTCTACGAGTAGTCCTGCATAGTCTACATCCTACTATATCACGACGGGAGGGTCGTTCAAAAGAAAAGGCCCCGCCGGAGCAGGGCCTTCAGAAACTTCGAGTTACTTCAGCCTGTTACAGAGCGCCGACGAGGCTGTCGATAAGCGCGTTCTTCCTGGGCTGGAACACGGCCAGCGTCAGGAACCGGAAGTGAGCCTCCGGCTGCGTAAGCTGGGTCACGGCCAGCTTGAGGCGCGAATACGGGGCCAGCTCTTTGAGAGCAGCAGTATCCGTCTGGAGCAGGTAGCCGGTCACGAAACCAGGGAGCTTATTCCCGAGGTCCGAGAACGCCGTGGTGCCCGAGATGGCGCTAACCACGCGACCGATGAACCGACAAGCCGCAGGGTTGCTGATGCTCGCGCGGTACACGTTGAAATACTGCGTGCCCGCCGGAGCGGCCGTGATAACCAGCGCAACGCTACCCACGCTGCCCGAAGCGACGTTCGCCGCGGAGCTGATGACCGAGGGGCTACCTTCGCCGGCCGCGTTACAAGCCGTCACGACGTAGTAGTAGTTGCCGGTCGCGAGAGAGCCACCCGTGGTGGACCCGGTCGCCGAGGTGATGGCGGCCTGCGCGGGAGCCTGCGGACGGGTACGAGCCCAGGTCGTCTTGCCGGAGAGGAAACGGCTCGACTCGATGGTCACAACGCCGTTCGACACGTGCTGACGCCGAAGGTCGGCACCAGTAGAGTCGGCAGTGCCGCCCTGATTCACGAACACGCGCTGAATCGTATTCGCGCCGAACTGACCGATGACGGTCTTGTTGTACGCGCTAAGAACCAGCGGGTCCACCAGGAGACGGTCGGCCTCGCCGAGGTTCATCTGACTACGGACGTGCGAGTCTTCAACGTTGTACGGCGTGAGGAAGCCGCCGCCGTAGAGAACGACGCTCAGGTTCGAGCCGTACTCGTCGAACATCAGGTCCTTAGCATTCGTCTGGAAGTCCGATGCGCGAATCTGAGGGTCGAGACCCAGCATGTTCGGCAGGTTCGGAATAACCAGCGGGTTGCCGTCGAAGATACCGGCGTTGGAGAAGTCAGCCTTGCCGCGGAACACATCGAATTCCACGTCGCCAGCTAGCTTCTTCGCAGCGTCTTCAGCAGCGCGCTCGTCGCTCTTCTTGCCATCAACAGTCGCCACGAGGGTCGACACGACGGTGACAGTACGAGTATGCGAGTAGAACGCCATCGGAACAACAACACGCACGTAGTCGGAAGTCTCTTCCATTCCGACAGCGCCTTCGAGCTGAGCCGACCCGCCGAAGTTACCGTAGCTGAGCTGACGGTCGAACTGCGCGAGGGTGGACTTCACACTCTCAACCTTCAGGACCTTCTGAAGCTTGATGTGCTTCTCGCTATAAGTCACGTTTTGCATGACCGGCGAGAGGTCCTCGATTTGCAGAGCCGAGCCCTGAACGAGGGTGGACGGAGCTGCGTTATACTGGCCAGCTTCGAGGGCCTTAACCAGACCCTGGAGGTTTTCGACGAGGGAGTTCATTGTTTTTCTCCGGTTCCTTGTGAAAGGTTATTACTTCTTTTCCGTGAAGATGACCGACAGGTCATCCACACCGATTCGACGGCAGTAGAAGTCGGTAACGAGGTCGCGCTCTTTCTTCGACAGCTCAGAGTCAGGCATCGTCATCTTCTTCAGCTCGGCGTGCAGAGCCGCCGGGTTCGCCTTCAGGGTTGCGAAGTCGGGCCTGGCAGTAGGCTCGCTCTTCTTTAGGTCGCCCTGATAGGGGATAATATTGAGACCATTGATAGCCTTGCGCTTCGGCATCGTAAGAACTGCCGTAAGAGCTTCGGTCACCTTACCGAGGTCGTCTTGAGTCTTCTTCAGTTCAGCCGCGAAGTAGGACTCGGACTTGCCCATCGGGGGCATACCGGGACTCGGAGGAGCTGACGGAGGAGCGCCCATTCCAGGACTCGGAGGAGCCGAGGGAGGCATTCCACCACCACCACCCGGAGGCATCCCGGCATCCGGAGGAGCGCCCATCCCTGGGGCCCCACCTGGAGCACCGCCGGCTGCGCCTTGAGCAGCTTGCTCGATGGCCATCATGTGAGCCTGGAGGTCCTCGGGAGGAAGCTGGGAGTACATCTGAACCAGCTCTTCGAAGGAGGGGCCAGCCGCAGGAGCTTGCGCTTGAGCGTCGGGCGGAGCGCCTTCAGCCGGAGGAGCGCCCGAAGGGTCGCCTTCGCCAGGCATACCGGCAGAAGCACTACCTTCCATGGGCGGCCCACCAGCATCAGCACTAGGCGAACCACCAGCGGACGGAGGCGAGCCCTCGTCTCCCGCGGAGGGGCTAGCCTTGGTCATCTTGGTAGGAAGCATCCCACCACCACTGGAGCTGGTCTCGCCCTTGTTGATGGTTTGCGGGTCAGAGGTAGCGACATGTTCGCCGCTGCCCTTCGCGCCGCCTTCCTTGATGGTCTGGCCGTCACTGGTAGCGACGGTTTCAGAACCGTTAGACTTAGCGAGGGGCTTGCCCATCGCCTCTTCGTTCTTCAGGATGGCCTTGAGCGAATTGCCAACTTCAGCAACTAGCGCCATCACGTCATCGCCCGGAGTCATGAAGCCGGGCTGAACATTAACCTTGGGAGCCATTTTCATATGTCCTTTCTATGGACCCCGAGAATTACAGGTTGCTCAGCGTGCCGTTGCGAAGATCGATATTGTCAACCGAAGCGCGCAGGGTGGCAGCGCCGGGGGTGGCCTGGAAGGGGAAGTCGGCGATGGCGATATTGCTGCCGGCAGCCGTCTCCGAGTAGAAATCGACGTGAGTACCGAGCGACAGAACCTTCCAGTCGACGATAGCCCGCTCCTTCTCCGTGGTGCCTGCCGAGAAGGGCGTGGTGATGTCGTAGAGGATGGCGGCGATGTGGGGAGTATAAACAGTCTGCGTAAGACCGAGGCTGTCGACAGCACCGCTCGCGGGAGGTGCGGCGGGGCGGAGGCTGATGAGAGCCTTGACCGAGTTGTTACCACCGGCTGCGAGAGCGACCGTGACATACACGTCAGTGTTGCTATCGAACGCGATAGAAACGGTGTAGAGAGAACCGAGAACCATGCTGAGGGTATCAGCAATGTCCTGGGCCCAGCGCTGGCACTTTTGATTAGTCATGACCTTATATTCTCCTGGTAGACGGGAAATTGTCTGTGTACTTCTGGTCTAATGGTCAGATTAACGTCGTTACTCACGAACAGGTTTCATCAAAAGACCTAATCTTAGTTCCATGACCAGATGCCCTACTTGCAGAAAGAGAAAGTCGCTCGACACCAACGGACAATGCAGAGCGTGTAATAAGTCCATGGGCCTAAAACGATGTCGTGGTCCATGCGGAGAACTGCTACCGTACCTAATCAGCTTTTATAGGCAGGGATCACAGTGCAAACGGTGCTACGCTGAATATTACCTAAAGCACCGCGACGAAAGGCTCCGCTACCAGCAGAAATACGACGCCACAAAGCTGAAGCCGCCCTCCCGTAATGGGAACGCGGCTTCGTGACTCCTCGTACTGTGGTACGTGAGTTATACCTGAGCTAGAATACCCCACGGGATATTACGTAGCACTGTCTTCAGAAGCGCGCCGTTAACCAGGTCGCTCTCCACAATACCCGCCTTCTCGTAAATGAGCAGCGCGGTTCCTGTTGGGGAACACTCAGCGACGAGGATGTCTCGCAGCGTGGTGCTGGTTCCAGCCGCCGTAGCGTTCGTGCCACCAGAAAGAGTCGCGGTAGCGACCGTCATTCCGCCACCAGTCTCCGTAACCGGAATCGCATTACCGGAAACACCTACCGAGACAGCTCTGATAGTTACAACCGCCAGAGCGGAGGTAGCCGTCACGACACCCACGATACCGGCAGTAGCCGAGGCAGCGATAGCAGCGGCCAGATTCACAGCGCTGGCAGTGAGGTCGAGAGCGCCGCCCAGCAGAGTTGCCGCACCCCATGTGGCAACGCCATCGTTGGTGGTCGTTCCGTAAACGTTCCCGGCCGTCCCCTTCTTGATAGCGGTAACGGTAACGGTAGAATCCACGCCCACTCCACCAAGAGTGGCTACGGCCGTGACTTGGGTATTGAGAGTGCCGTTCGCGGTAATCGCAGCGGCGATAGCGGTTGCCGAAGTGTCGTCATTTGCGCCTGCGGCAAAATCGACGCCCTCAGTCAAAACCGTTCCGTTGATGGTGACTGTGCTGCCGGCACCAAAAGCGGTGTCTGCGCCGCCGCCGATGGTCAGTACACCGGTAGCTTGCGTGCCGACCAGGTTCCACTGGTCTCCCGCAGCACCCGTATCAACCGCCGTGAAATTGTGACTGTTTACGGTGAGCAAATCACCGGAAGTCAAATCAGCAAGCAACGTAGCGGTGTCGCTGGCGGCAGTACCAGGCGCTCCCGCGTCGATGCCTAGCTTGGTGATATGTGGCGTGTAAACACTCTGGGCCAGACCAAGACTGTCGAGGGCGCCGCTAGCCTGAGCGGACTGGACCTCAAACTTCACGAGAGCGCTAGAACCCGGAGCAGACGTGACAGTGAGGTAGAGGTCGCCGCTGGCGTCATGCGCCGAGACAACCGGGAACGGATTCGCGGCCGAAGCGAGCCGTAGAATAAGGTCGTCGGTCAGTGCGCGGCCGAGCCGCTCGATTTTAATATTTGTCAAGGGAGTTCTCCTTGAACGCTAGATTAGCGCTCGAAAGAGACCCAGCCCTCATCCGAAAGACGAATACTCTTCGCCAACGCAGCTCGGGCCGTGAAACCGTACTGACGAGGAGCGACTAGGTCTCCGTACCATTCGATGAGCTGTTCCATTTTCATGAACGCTGCCCCATCCGGAGATAGACCAGCACTATTGGCGAGAAAGAAGACCGGAACGGGTCTGGCTCTATTATCGTGAACGAGTACCATCGGCGCTTCGGATTTCCCCATCCAAGACTGGGACGCGGTTCGAATCTGCATCGGCGATGTACCAGGCGGTACAGCCTGCTTCAAACCAGGAGGCAGGCCCTCGGGCTCCTTCGAAACAGGCACTTCACCAACAGAACCAGCCAAAAGAGAATGAGCGTGGGTCTGAGCCTGACCTGGAAGATAGCCAGCCCGTTTCTTTGCCGTCTTAGCGTGGATAAGAGCCTGCTCCGCATGTTCAGGATTATGACCGAATCCGATGCTCCCCGAATGGAAGTGTTGGCCCATCACGGGAGGTAGAGCCTCCAGCTCTGAACGCGCAGCGCGAGCGAAGGAATATGCTTGTTCGGGTGTGTCAAAGTGGGCGCGAAATTCATCCCCGCCGACTCGGAACAGCTTCCCTTTATTTACCCGAGAAGCACGAGACAAAGCACCGCCCATCGCTTTGATAGCCTCGTCGCCAACCGACTGGCCCCACTTTTTGTTGATGGTCCCGAAATCGTTCGCATCGAACATTACATGCACGCCCTTACGAGGGCGGCTCTGGAAGTCTTCCCAGGCTAGCTTGTTACCAACGCCCTTAACCATCGAATCGGAGAACAGACGCTGAGCCAAGAAACGAGCAGAATCTGGAGCAACGGAGCGCATGGCAGCAAGGTGCTGGGCGAGTTCAGGTTCGACCTTGGAAAGCGGCATCTCGTGAATCTTCACGCTAAAATCAGCCATTACAAGTCCCTTGGTACCGGGTCACCCGGGAAAATCTTCTCAGTGCCAGGCAGTGGCTCCACGCATGTGTTATCGGCTGCGACCTGAGCCATCCTAACCTCGAGTCTCCCTAGAGTCGTCTTGTGGCCCGCGTAGACACCCAAGAAAAACACAACGAAGAGAAGAATTGCCACGTAAATCAGACGCATATTGCTACTCCTGGGGCCACGATTCACTACCCAACTCCAGCTCAGGCACAAGGTCCGCTCTTTTGCCTTGATTCAAGTCATCCTCTTTTACAAGCTCCCAGTAGGCAGACTGTCCGTTCTCCATGGACTGCATTCGGCGCAACTCACGGCCCGTTACCGGTCCCGATGGAAACATACCTTCCAAGGCACCGTCGTGGTCCTCCATTATCGTAAGGTCGCCACCGTGAATGGCGAAGCGACCCATAAGACGGTGCGTCTCGCCCTTCTCACCTTGCAGCTTACGGTAGAGCAACCAAATACCTGGTTCAAGTGCCATGATTATGTCATCCTTCCTAGCTCTGCGCCAGAGGGGGTGCGGTCTTCGGTTGCGGGGTTATGCGCAGCGGCTACGTCTTCGACGTTGGCTCGACCGTACGATGTCTCAAGGAATGGCGAGTAATACGCCGCACCCTTGGTTACCGGAGGATTCTTGAAGACGAAGGGCTTCCCGTCTGGGCTCTTATTTGCAAGACGATTCTGAAGAGCCCCCAGTCGGCGCACACTCTCAGCACGTTGCTTTTGAGGTACGCCTAAACGCTCCATCATATCGCCCAGCTTCTGCGGGTTTAGTTTTTGGGCCCAAGCTACGGCTTCTGGATGAAGAGGCTCCTCTACCCATTCGTTACCCGTGTTCGCCGACCAATAATGTGGAACGTTGGGAACTTCATCTTCCCCGTACATCGACAGCCCGTTATCGTTCAAGTGAATATACGGAGCTTTTTTCGGGGTAAGCATGTAGTTACCGGAGTGTCTATCAACCTGGTCCAGTATCATATCCATCAGGGCCAACTTGTCAAGCTGCCCCATATGGCGTAGTCTTTCGATGGTCGCGCCATGCTCCGGATTCGACGGCTCGTAGTGTTCGACGTCCTCAACTCTACGCTGCGCAGAATAGGGCTGACCAGTCGTAGGATGGTGGAATACTGCCGTGGTAGGCACGTGCTGTCCCAGCTTAAAAAAGTTCTTCGCCAAGTTATGGAAAGTGGCCTCGCGATGCGCCGTAGTAAATCCTTCCTGATTAAATACGCCCAAATGCGAATTCATGGCGAAATTAGGCTTGACGTAGCTGATATGTCCAGCACGGCTCTGACGCCAGCCAGTCTCATTACCGGCTTGGGCAGCGCTCATACCTCGACGTTCACCAACCTGTCTAGGCAGCGCCTCCTTGGCAAGGTCCATTCCGTGTAACATCGCCTGCTGGTCTGGATGTTCAGAGAGTCCCGGAGCGCCATGCTTCTTTGCGTCCACCAACTGGAAGCCCAACCCCGACGCCTTCGGTTCCGAGTTGATGCGATAGGATTTCGCACCGGCCTTTACCTTCCTAACCGAACCACCATCGTCCACATGATGCCACTCGCTACCTATGTCTAGTAGCGGGAATTTGCCTTTATGCGGGCCCTCCAAAATCTCCAGCTCACCAGGGAACACCATCTTCCCGCTGAACGGAACCGCCTTCGGCTTCTTGACTTTGGGCTCGCCCTTCGCCAACTCTTGAAGCTGCTCGGCCAGGGCTTCGGCTTTAGCCAACTCCTTGTTATGTAGAACGGCCGGTATCATAGTCGAATAAAGAGCGAGGGTCGCCGGCACAAAGCCGAATTGGTTCTCCAGCTCCTTTGTCGCATGCGCGACACGGGCGGCCATAGAACCGCCATCATCCATCTCGTGCTTGATAAGACGATGGTCGTGCGGAATTCCGTACTTGGTAAGTACGCGCTTGACGGCATTCCAGAACACGCCGTGGTCGGTCTCGGCGTTTTTCGCCTGGCCACGCTCAAACCAACCACGACGCTTCTCGTGGGGTTGAATAGTCAGCCAGTGCAACCAAAAAGAAGGGAACAGGGCCTGTTCGCCTAGGTCTTCACCGAACTGCTGCTGAATCTTTGCGCGAGTGTGGGCGACGGCCGGATGATGAGCCAAATAATACTTGTCGATTTCGGCAAGCAAGGGCTCATTCTTCTCATTCCAGAGATACTTCTTCAACACGTCCGAGCGGGGGTCGGCAGTATGAAGACCAAACGTGTGACGGATAAAGTGGGTATCAGGAACCACGACGTTGCCAGCGCCCATCATACCGAGCAAATAACGGATAGTCTTTGGCGCGAAACCCTTAACGTCAGGGTCTTCGCCCTGCTTCTTTGTACCAGCTCGCTGCTTCATGTCGTTGAGGAGGCCCGCGATGGTGCGCGCGTCCGTTCCATGTTTCGCAACCAAGTCAACGAGAGTCTCGTGTAGCTCGTGGTAGTTCTTTACTCCACCCCACTTCTGCGCTCCCAGACCGATGATGTAACGACGGCCCTCTTCAGTCCAAATGCCCGAGGTACGTTTCGCAAAATGGTCACGCTCCCAAGCGGGTAAATGCTGCCCCTTAGAGATAGAATTCCACTCTTTAGCATATCGTGCCAACTCCTTGCGTGACAGCTCTTTCGTGGGATCAAGACCCTCGAAGCCGCCCTTGCCGGTCGGGGGGCCCATCATGTCCATCAAGTGACCATAGGCCAACTCTTGCATCGGCACAGCCGTATTGGGCGACATAGCGCTAAAGAGGGACGCAAGAGCTACCATCTCCTGAGGGGCCTTCCCCGCCCGCATCGTCTTATGTACCATCACCCAATTCTTCAGCGCGGTGTCGTGGATATGATTCAGTCCAGGGTCTTTAAGAATCTCGCCATACCCCCGGTCATTAAGGTCTGGGATATAAACCTTGAATCGCCCATCCGCAGTGTGAAGAACGCCACCGCCGTGGTCGAAATAAGCTTCACCGTGCTTCAGGCGCTTGCCTGTACGCACCTTAAACTCGGGCGATTCAGCCGGTGGAAGCGCAGGGCCCTCGTCGGTGACCACACCCATACCGGGCAATCCCACTTGCTTCGGCGCTGCAACCGCCGCCTGAATACCTTTCAGCTTGTGTTCGTATTTCTTCTGCTTCGCCTTAAACGCAGTCGAACCGGTAGACATACCTGAGCCCGAACGTGTAATACGACCACCAGGCTCCTGGACCTCTTCATCTTCGGCCTTTGCCAGCATCTGCTGCTTAGTTACCTTCCAGTCTCCGACAGCCTCAGCGAATCGATCTAGGAAGCTATCGCTTGCCTCGGGAAGAGAGTGCTTCGCGTACTCCTTAAAAGGACCGTGCTTGTCCGGGTCATAATCGCGAAGTGCGGCTTTAGCCTTAGCGGCAAATCCCACATCATGTAGCTCGCGACCGAAGTCCTCCCGCTGGAGAGCTGCGCCTCCCGTGAGCGAGCCCGGAGCGGCATTGTAGTTACCGGCCGTAATGGTTTTGGCTAGAATGTTGAGACGGTCGGTCAAGTCGCTCACGTCGTGGATTTCGGGGTCGCAAGCGATGGTCGGGGAACCGCCGAGTCGGCGCTGGTCAGGATTTTCATGCTTCTTTGTGCCAATAAGGAACGCGAGCGGGTCCTCCGGCTGCGTAGACTCAGACACCTTCTTCGAATCGTCCTCACCATCGGAAATGACACCCGATATGGCGCTCTTATTCGCCGGTTTGATAGTGAGAGCCACCCTTCTCGCAATGGTCCTATCCAACATGGGACCGTTCTGTTCCAGAGTGGAACCTTCGATACTGTATCGGATAAGGATAGGCAGGCCCTTATTCCTGTAGTGACGGACCATGGCGGCACAGGCAACCGCACCAGGGTGCCCCTCGTCGTTGAATAGTTCCACCTTCCCGTAGATGAACGGGACCTGCACAAAGTCCCAATACTCTCTCTCTCGAGCGTTTGAACAATCACCCCGAGTGAAAATTTTCTTGGCGTACGTCACTCGGCCTACATGGTCGTTCGCGCTGTGGCCCGGGTCCTTGTCTCCAAGGTGCTCCCAATTTGCTGTGGCACGACCAGCCTGAAGGTCGCTGATATCAGCACCCTTTATAACGACGATTTCGGCGCTGGAGTCGGGCTGCTCCGACGCAAAAACCCCGTCCAATATCATTCCCATGAAGTGACCGCCTGCGAAAAGGGTCCAGTCGGTAGATTAGCTCTTGACGAATACTTCGGATTTCAGTAGGGTGCTCCTTGCGAGGCGATGCCGGCTCGCACGCACGAGCGGCTAGGCGTGGGTGCGTCAAACCCAGATGACCTAGCCGACCCGAAAGGGGTAAGCCTCACTTGTTGGTTCGGGGCACCGAAGAACAAGGACAGGCAGCCGGCCATACATATGAACGAGACCATCGTTTACCGAGTGCAGGACCGATTTGGAAGAGGTCCCTATCGCTGCGACGACATGAACGTAGCGCCAAACGTGGATTGGCTGAGACACCCCGCGCCGCGCGAAGACTTCGAGGTCTTCAACTGCCGAGAAGATGGTTGGTACTCGGCATTCATAGAGTTGATTCGGCCATACAAATTCGGATTTCCCACTCTCCAAGCAGCCTTCAACTGGTTCCACGAAGACGAACTCCAAGAAATGTCTCAGCTCGGATTCCACTTGGTCGAAATCAAGGCTGAGTCAGTGGTAGTCTCGGACTCCGGACGGCAGTGCATTTTCATCCCACTTGACAAGTTCTACGCGAATATGTAGTATACCGTAAATCAATCAAGGAGAAGTCCATGAAGACGATCATTGCCCTGCTGGCACTCGCTCTCACCGCTTGTGGAGGTCCCACGGCCCTCTACGAGGGCGAGGCTCCGCCGCCCAACTTCGACTGCGTCTGTCGCACCGAGGCTGATGCCCGGAACCAGAAGCCCGAGCTGTACTTGGGCTTTCATCTCGATGCCGACGAGTACCACGCAAAGCTGAACGAGGCTAGCCGCCTGTGCTTCCAGAAGATGGGCCCCTGCTCTTGTAGGTCCTGCTGGCCCATCGAGTAGCGAACAACATAGGAGATATTATGCGAATCCCAGACATCCGTCGTAGGCCGTGGCAAAACATCGACTTCATGATAATCGGGGCGCTGGGCATGTTCGACGGACTGGCTAAGGTCCTTTCACTAGGCTTCGCTCAAACCAACGTCGAGATGAGCTACCTCTGCTGGCGCACCCAGCAGACGATGAAGCGACAGTAAGCAGCGGCGGGGAGAGCCGTTGACAAAATCCTCGTGGGAGGCTATAACAGAACCATGACAAACAACGAACTCATCGCCGCGCTCAAGGCTCTCCCCGCCGCGAATTCCGCTGCCATCCGCGCCATGCCGCAGGCCGAGCTGGAAACCATTCTCCAGGCCACCTACGACCTCTCGAACGAGAATAATCATCAGGAGTGGCTGTACATCTACGAGGCGGCTGGCGGCGAGGCAGCGTACAAGGCAATCCCCTACGGGTCCGAGAAGTTCAGCGACCTCATCCGGTTCGGCAAGCAGAAGGTCGCGGCCCGGCACCCCGAGTTCGTGGAGCTGGCGGCTCTCGTCCAGGACCTTCGCCGCTCCGTCATCAACCGCGAGCTGCGCCGCCGTTCGATGCTCGCCATGAAGGCCGCGAACACCACCTATCGCGCCGCCATCGCCGTCGAGACTGGCGCCTACCAGGTCGGCGACAAGGTCCAGGTCCACGCCTTCGGCCACTGGTACGACGGCAAGGTCCTCAAGCTCGGCCGCACGGGTAAGGTCACGGTCGGCTACACCTCGGGAACCGGTACGTACCGCGAGAAGTCTGTCGGCAAGGACAAGATTCGCTAGGAGAGTCATGATTTGCCCCATCCATAAATACTCCCTGGGTCAGTGCTCCTCCTGCGACACCGACCCGCGACCGATGATTCGATACTTCCTGAACCGCGATGAGCCGCTCCCCTCGGATGTGGCAGTCGTCATCAGCTACCAGGTCTGTCGACTCCCATCGCTCTCGCACCTGTACACGAAGACAGAAGTCTATAAATGGTATTTCAAAGATGGCGCCACGCTCGAGTGTCAGGAATGTGGCGCTATCTGGGGTAGCGACGACACGAAACCCGTCCACATGGACAAGTGTCCCGAATGCGGCTGGAGCAACAGCGACCAGACCACGTTCGAGGCGAACCTCGAGAAAGGGAAGTCATGACCGCTTGCGAATGTACGGAACACGCCGAGACCTTCTGGACTCTGGTAACAGACCTTGCCCACTGGGAACTAGAGCTGTTTATCATGCTGGTTTTCGACGTGATTATCGGCATGATAGCTTGGCCGTTCGTCCGAAAGCACTGGGTACACCACCTGGCACACGACAAGGCTCACCCCGAAACAACCCCCACGCCAGGCATCGGGAAGTACGACCCGAAATTCGGCGCACGGACTACTAGCTCCCCGCAGGTAGCGCGGTTCCAGGAGGATGGCCACGAAAACGAGACCGTCCTCGACTTCATCAATCGTGGCGGAATCGGCCGGTCTGGACCGGTGAGGCGAACATGAACAAGCCACGCGCAGGTCTCGGTACCATCATCGGGTTTAACACTACGCAGGTAGGATACTTCCTCGACTTCGAGCGTGGTGGGACTAAAGTCAGCCGCATAGTCGCGCCAGAGCTGGCACGGCAGCTAGCTGAAGAATACGGTGTCCGAGACCGGCGGGGTGGAGGTAGGTCTACGATGAACAACCTCAAGGGAGCCGCATTCCGATATAGGGAGACTTCGCAAGGAATGCTCGTGGAAATCCAGGTTCTTCCGAACTAGTTGACAGCTCTGGAGCCGGGGAGTATATTAACACCATGAAGAAGACCTACCGTCACACCGCAGAAACCGACTACGGCACTTTCCGAGCCGACTTCACCGGCCAGCAATACCCTCTCGCGGTTACTTACTGCGGCTGGGGAGACATGCCCGAGGCTACCAAGCGTCGACTGAACGACAAGGAAGGCATTCTGTACGGATGGGCCCACGACGTGAAGCACGCGACCCAGCTCTTGGATGAGGCCATCGCCGAGGGATGCCTCAACCTCTTCATCGTGGCAGTCAACATCCGAGAGCTGCCGTGACCGACTTACCCCAGCCCACCGACGACGAATTGCTCCTGGCATTCGTCGAAGACTGTCCCAGCATGGCCGTCGACAATTACCGGCGACGAGTCGGTATCAACTGGTATTCGAGTTACCTATTCGAGCACCTGAAGGAAGCCTGGCATCGTCGTATGTACGATAAGGGCCCGCCATGAAGAAGTCGGAAGCTATCCGTATCGTACTCTCCTCGATTCATACCCGAGACTACGCGCTCATGCGCCTGATTTTGGGCGCAACCAAGTCAGGCGTCCACGTCGACAAAAAGAAAGCTAACTCAAAGAAGGCTTGCCGTCGGTCTTCGCGACCAAAAGCTCTTCGGGAAGAGGAGTGATATCCGGCAGCGCTTCCGCCTCGACCGCCGGCTCATCTCCCTCGTCGACTTCGGGTTTCAGCACAGGAGCCGCTAAGGCAGCTCGTTGTGCCCTCACCTTGGCCTCGAGCTGTGCAGCTAAGACCTTCTGCTCCTTAACCCATGCGTCGAAACGGTCGACCCGGCTCAAAACGGCCATCAGACAGTCACGCATGGATGGGTATACCCCACCCATGGGCATTTCGGCCGGCCTGGAACGCTGCCAGGCCATAATAGGAGCGCGGAAGTCATAGCCCCACTGGGACATAATCGGGATGCCCTTACCGGCCATCTGTAGCGAAATACGGAAGCCTGGAAGGCGGTCCTGAGCCATCTCCAGAAGCTGCTCCAGGGTCGGTTCATTCATCGCTGAATTCCTCATCCCGGTCTGCGTGGACGAACTTGGGAGTATCCGCATCAGTGGGGGCTTCGTCATTTAGCTGAACCTCTAGCGGAAAGGTATATGAACCGAAGCCCTTAACCTGGACTCCATTAACGGTAAAACGGTCGATTCGAACTCGTACCTTCATAAATTACTATAACACGACCTTGACGAACCCGATTCTATCCTGTAGAGTCTTTTTATGCCTACCAACTACATCCGACGCTGCAACACTCCTCAGGAATCCAAGAAGGTCATCGCGGCCATGACCACCCTGGGCGCTACCGACCTCAGGCTGACGGCATCGGGCTACTGGCGGTGCACCAAAGACGGTGAAATCGCATATCTGGACCACCACGGAGTCAAGAAGATGCGTGGCGAGCGGATTCTGGTACGAGTTTCCACCAACGACGACACCGGCTACCCATGCTGGGAAGATTGCTGGGTCACTCCTGGCACCAGCGAATTCTCTACTGCTCGCCTGTACGTCGAAGGAACTCTTCCGTGACCCAACTCAAGCGCGGCGACAAGGTATCCTTCGTGCGCGGGATGTTCGGACGCTGGAACGGCAGGGTAGTAAAGACCTACCGAACCCGCGGCTCCCGCTACACGGGTGCTGGAGCTGGCTGCGAGATGGTCCTCGTCTCGTACACCCGCAAGAACGGCTCCTTCGGCCAGTACCGCGCCCAGCTCATCGATGTTCGGCCTCTTGACGTGGCCGAGACGTTCCTGTAGTATTACTGACATGGCCAAGACCAACGAAAAGCCGGCGCGTGAACCCTGGACCTACGTATGTGATGTATGCGGCAAGAAACACGTCATCGGCTGCAACCACGAGGCCGCCGTTCGTCTGGGGCAAGTGAAGCCATGACCACATTCCCCAAGTTGAACCTAATCACGCTGCGCGCCGGTACGAAATTCATGGCCGAACTACCTGACGGTACCGTCTCAGCCGAGCGAATGCTCACAGAGAACACCGAAGCCGAGCTGGTTATCGGCGGCCCGGTCTTCAACGTTTACGACGTGGTGATGGACGGACAGGTAGTGGCCATTCTGGTCGACGTGAACGACGAAGTCCGAGAACTCGTAGCACCCATCTGAGGCAACATGACCAAGACCGAGCTGTATTTCGGACGCAATTCACCCAACGGCCACATCGACGACAATCAATTCCGTGAGTTCCGCCGCCAGGAAATCGAATCGCGCTTCGAGGGCTTCTCACTCTTCGACGGGCTCGGCTGCTGGAAGGGTTATGCCGAGCACTGCAAGGTACTGGTCGTGATTTGGGACAACACCCACCAGAATCTATACGACAGCTACAAAATCGACGCCATTCGCTCGGCTTACGTCAAGAGGTTCAGTCAGGAGTCGGTGATGCGCGTCGACCAGGAAGTGAAGGTCGAGTTTTAGAGCGGCTTCAGGGGTATGTGCGTCATACCCGAACGGCGTGCGGCCTCGAGCTGTTCGTGTCCCTGGTCCACCAGCCACGTGCCGTTGCCCTGGTCCATGGCGGTAACCGGCGGAACCTTGTGACCCTGACCACGGGCAAAATTGGCCTCGTGGAGGGAGGTCTTCCACTCCTCGTGATTGTTCGTCGGGATAACCTGAGCGATAGGGGCGCTTACCAGTCCCTCGTGTCCGGCCGGCGACCAAGTCTTCGTCTCGGGCTTCTCCTCGGCGAAGCCTGGCACCTCGTAGCCGAGAGCGCGGTAATGTGGCGCGAAGTCGTGGCGCGCAAGCGGGATAACCTGGCCGTTCTTGCGGTCGATGGTGAGTCCCGCTTGCTTCAAATATTTGTTACGCAGCATGTCATCGTCGATGGGCTTGGCGCCCGAGACATGGTTGCGCTTCATCGGGATGGGCCGCGCGGTAGGCAACGACGGGTGATTCCAGATGACGTGCCCGCCATCCTCGCGCTCGACCGCCCAACCGTAGTGCTCGAGGGCTCGCTTGAGGTCGGCGTACTTCACGTCATACTTCATCAGCGGCTCGCCGAACTCGTCCTCGGTCTTGTTCAGCCCTAGTTTCTTCCGACGTGCTTCGAGACCTGAGGTGGGACGTTCCTTAAACCCGTGCTGATAATCGTACTCGCGATGGTCGGCGTGCACCCAAGAGATACGACCTTGGCCATCGAACCCGAACCCGGGCAGGACGGTGGCTAGAGCACACCGGCAGTGTGGATGCATCAAGTGCCAACTTGGGACATTCTCTCCTCGAATATGATATTCCGTTGACACCTCGCTAGAACGAAACACGCGCGGAGTGAATCCGTCCGGAAGCAAATGGACGCGTCGACACTCCTTACACAAGGCCGTATCCTTCACCGGGATAAAACACACGACAGGGTCTTCGACGCCCAGGCCGTCATTCACCTGGTCTATCCCCTCTTTTACACCGATGGTCTGAGCGTGCTGAGTCTCGGAAGCAACGACCGACTGAACGCCGTTCTTGACCTTACCCCAAAGCTCGGCCAGCTCACCTTCGACAGCAGTATTCCAGTCCTCTGGCTTCAACTGGCCCTGGTCAATATCGTGAAGCAGACCTTGTAGCCGGCGCTTCGTGTCCGCCTTAGCCTGCGCACGATGCTTGTTGATGAAATCCTCGGCCACCGAGGCGATACCCTCAACGATTTCAGTATCTACTCTCCCGCCCTCTTCACTAACGGCCGCAGAAAAGATGCCGGGCAGCGTGAAATCATGGGTGTATCCGATGAACAGCTTCTTCCCGGTGAACGCGCCGCCGAGCAAACGCGTAAGCAGGGTGTCGAATATATCATCCACCTCCGCGTCGATAGCCGCCCGTTGCTGGGCGTTCAGTCTAGGTACGGACACGAGCTACCCCTTCTTAGGAGGCACAGCATCAGTCGCGATATCAGCAATGCGGCGGACCCTATGCTCCATATCACGCGCGAAGGACTCCATAATGGCCTTATTGGCGGCCAACGTGCGAGCGCGGAGGCGCTGCTTCGAAGGCGGCATATTGCGCTCACCCTTAGTTAGCAGATTCTCAGACTTCGATACCATAGACAGGAGCTGGTCAACACCGGTCGAGAGGTCGTCCCCTCCACCACCGCCCTGAGGAGGCGTCACGCCGCCAGCAGCGGCGCTAGCGTCCTGAGTAGGCTCAGAGGGCTGGCCGCCTGAGCCGCCGGCCGGAGGCTGGCCTCCAGGTCCTTGTGGCGGCGCCATGGCTGCCTGCTGTTGCTGCATAGCCTGCTGTTGCTGCATGGACTGCTGCTGTTGCTGCCAGAACGGGTTCTGATAAAACGCCAGAGAGGGGTCCTTGCTTGCCCCTTGTTTACCACACCAGAATTCCAGAATCTCACCAAAAGTCATGTAAGACTGGATATACTGGTAGAACGTCGGGTTCAGCGGAATGTCGGCGCCCGTGAACTTCGGGAACTGCTTTTTCTCCAGCTTGCTTTGGATGTCGTTAAAGGACATCCACACGCCCATATCCTGCTGGATACGAACAGACTCCTTCTCCTCCGTGTCGACGTCCAATCCTATAAGCCTCAGCTTAACAACCTTGGCTAACTCGGGATCGATAAGAGGAAGGATGGAACTATTCAGGAAGTCCTCGAAAGAAGCAAGCAGCGGCCTGATGCCTACATCACGGGCGGCAGTCAGCTTGTACTCTTCGTTTGATTCGCTCAGAGCCTGGTTGTTAGTGCCGCGCGAAAGATGTTGATATCCAGGAAGCTCTTCAGGCGACATCTGGAAGGCCGCGAGGATGGTCCTGCAATTCGCATCGGCAAGGTACTGAAACTCCATATCCCGGCCGCCGCCGGAATCGATGGGAGCCCAGGTTAACTCATCCTCCGGGCCGATACCGAACACTGGCATGCGCCACGCGTTCTGTACCGAGTTAATCGAGGCGTTAAATTGTTGTTTGACCCCTTGTACAATCTCAGGGTCGATATCTGCCGACTTAATGATAAGCATGCCGCGGGCTGCGCGGCCAGTCTGAAAGTAGAGTCGGTTATGATGCGTGATGTTGATGTGAGTCGTAACCGCAGTCAATGCCGTATCAAGCGGCGTGACCGGATAACCCATCTGCTCGATGTCTGTAACGTTATACGGAGAGTGAACGAGCATCTCTTGAGCGCCAAACGCCTGCATCGGCCGGCCCTCAAACACCTGGACCCAAGCGTACTCTTCGTTTTCGAACTTCTCCTTCTTCAGCTTTTCGTTCTTGAGGTTCTCCATCAGTCGCAGGGCTGACTCACGGACCTGCTGATTGACTTCATGATACGGCGCGGCGTAATAAATCGTACCAGCGTCCGTAGGGCGGAACGAATGGAACTTGCGGCGTTCCTTGTCGTTCGGTGCATCGGGATCAGGCGTCCAAACAACTTCTGTGGCCATCCGACCGACGACTATGCAGTTGCGCGCCTGCATGTATAGATATTCAGCGAACGAACACTTCTCTTGCTCGCTCCAGCCATTCGTATTACCACACGTCGACAGCAACTTCTCCGCACGGTTGATACGAGTCTGGAGGCGCTCCCGGCCCTCTTCGTCCAGCTTCTCTTCGATGTCCTTTTCAGTCTCTAGCTTGAAGCCCTTGCCATGCCGGTCGGCCTGTTTGCGGCCGAACTGAGCGACGTGATTCGAACGCGTGTGAACAACGGCAGCAACGAGGTCATCCTGGATAGCCATACGCTTCAGTAGGCTGTCAGGAACACCTTGCAATTTCGGCCGATAAATACCAGCGTACTCAGTGATACGCTGTGGGTCACGTTCGAAAGCAAGACGCTCGAGGGAGTCATCAGGCCCATCTAGAGCATTCATCACGCTCTTTTGAAGCTTCGTGCCTACGGCCAGCTCGGCACGACCTAGAGGCGCTCCTTGGGAAGGGTTCACATATAGCGCACGCATGTTCGCGTGAACACGCTCTTGATTCTGAGACTTACGCAGGATACCAGCCGACCGCTCAACGGTTGGCAGCTCGGTCATCACGAGTCCGTCGAGGAGGCTTGCCATATACTAGTTCACCAGATATGCCAAAATCACATTTACGTTAAGTGACTGATCGCTTACGTTCTCGACTGATAGAGTAGTGAAAAAACCATAAGCCTCCGTCCATCCACCAACCGGCGCAGCTAGCGGGTCAGAAAACACCACCGGCCTCAAAACCTGCTGCCCCTGGGTCATATCGCCTGACTTGCTAGAGACCACAGCGATGCCGTCAACCTCAGCACGGAAGTACCCCAGAACTTCATCCTGGGCCACCGTGAGCGCTACTAGGGTAACGCCAGACAAGTCTGGCAGGGTGACTAAACTATCGACACTAACCCAGCCCTGTGCCGACTCCTTGACCGTCCAGACGCCAGCGTAGGCGGGTGCGCCCACAACGAGAACGGATGTCGCTGGATCGACCCTTTGAATATCCGTTGCGGCTACTGCGATGACCGTCTCCGCGGCGCCCACGGGGTCGGTAGCATCAACGCGCTTGAGAACTACCATCGCGCCTGGATTCGCACCCACAAACTTGGTGGTTACTACAGTCCAAAATCCCTGATTCGAAGCGTCGAATGGGCCCGTATCCCCAAAACTGGAACCAGCGATGTAGACCTTATCGCCACGAGCGAGAGACATGCCGAAGTTAACAGGAGACACGGACGTGTCAGAAACGTTAATGCTGCCATCAACATTCTGAGTGACAACGTACGTGTTGCCCGGCGTTAATAGCACCGTACCCAAACCGAGCAGAGGATTTGTAAGCGCACCGCCCGTATACCGAATCTGATAACGACCAGCCTTCGAGGGGTGGGCCTTCAAACTATAAAGAGCGCCCGCGGCGATGCCTGAAACGACAGACACGTTCGCAAGAGTGAGAGTCTGCCCCGGGTCCACCACACGACGGTCGGACACCGCCTCTCGTGCCGACATACCAGAAGCGAAGCGTTCCCAGTCTACATAACGTTGCAGCGGCTCCGCTAGCTGGCCGGGAACTACATCTCCATAAATTTGAACGCGCGAGCTAATTCGGAGTAAGGGCATACGTAGGGCCTCGGCCTCTTAGATTACAGCTCAATCGAACGAAGCGAAAAATCCACCCTTACGGATGTGGCGCTTATTCGAGTCAGAAGTTTCTCCGGGTCCCAAAATCTGCATCGCCGGCATCCCCTGTGTACTTCCAGCCATGCCGCCCGTCAGCTCATGTATCTTCGCGGCCATTTGTTGCTGTGGGGTCGGGAAAATAGACTGAGTTATTCCTGGAACTCCCGGAGCATTCGCCGAAATACCACGAGCTATGATAACTCCAGAAGAACGCTCGAACGTATTAAACACCAGATACCGAAGAGCATCGTCAAGGTCGTCATCAACTTTGATAGGCTCGTCGGTCAAATTACCGATGGCGTCCTCCTTCCACCGATAGCCTTCAATACGCTTAGCAAGCAACTCACATCCATCGTCGCCCTTGATGAGGTATAACTCGGGGTCCATCCCGGCGGGCGCTATCTTTTTGCGCACCGCCTCGATACCTCCAACGACATCCTTGTCCGTCTCTCGACACCTGTAGCCAGCACTCCTGAACATTTTGATATAAGCAGGATACGCGACGTCTGGCCACATGAGCGGAGAAAGATGCTTAATACGCCGGTCGCACACCTCAACGCACTGATGGGGCTCCAGTTCCGGAATCTCAAACGCATCCACGATGTAACAACGACGACCCACAATGAATGCTATAACTACCGCAAAGAAGTGTGTGAACCCGAAGTCCATACCACCTACGCACGGATAGCCGCGCTGCATGAACATCTGGATAAGTTGAGATTTGGTTACCGGAGCGATGGGCTTCTCGCCCGTGACCTCTTCCCACATCCGGTCCAGGGACAACATGTTCGCGACACGAGAGAAATTCGCGTAGATGGCGCCCGCATTACCGGGCTTGAGACATAGTAGCTGAGCCTTCACCATCGCAATATCGCCAATTCGTTTCCACGAGGCGATGGTGTTGTAGGTGGGTTTCAGGGCAGCGGAATTAGACGTCTGGCAAGCAAGACGACCTTGACAGCCCGCAAAAATCTTACAGTTATTGAAACAGCCCCAGTACGCCTCATCCTGAGCGTAACTCTCGGCCTTCTTGGGGTCAGCGACCTGAAGCGTCTTGAACTCATCAGGTGTGATAGTCTTCAGTGTGTCGCTAGACCTGAACACGGTCAGCTTTGGCTTATCGGGTCGATGACGCTCATCTGGACATCGCTGAGTCACATCTAGGATGTTGTGGTGCCGTACCGCAGTGCCACGTTCCTCGGCGTGGTCAATCTCATCTTGGACTAGACCTCCAGAATACTTCCTCGAAGAAGTAAGAAGAGTGATTGGAGGTTGTTCGGTACCATCCTCCAGCTTCATCGTAGTGGGAATGAATAGAGCTTCGCGATATGCCTTCGGGTACCGAATAAGGTCCAATTCGTCGACAACCATGAACGCGACGTGATCCGAGTTGGCCGACTGGGGAGTGTTGACCAGGATTTTGATGTAGTAGACGTACCGTCGATAATTGCCAGCCTGGGCCCTCCCGCCCATCTTCTTCCACTCATCGAGCGTCAAAATGTCACCCGTTGGTAGGTGCTCAAACCAACACACTGCAACGGTTCTCTTGTTGTCACCTACCTTAAACTCGGAGATTTCGTCGAAATCGAGAAAACGCTTGTAGTATTCCGCAGCCTTGTCTGATTGAGCCTCGATGGCGGCCATGTGCACAACAGAACGCCTCATGTGCAACATGGCCAGCAGCTCTAAGCAGCTTGCACCGAGAGTCTTGAAGGAGTCTCGAGAAGCGTACCAAAGGTACGTAGACGGAGCCTTTAGGTCGTTGGCCACTCCCGCGTGGTAAATTTCCCAAATGGTATCGAGAGGAGAACCGGTCGAGCTGGCATCGATTTTCACATCCGGACAATCGAATTTAAGATAGCGACGCATCCACGTGCGGAGACCCTCCTTGGACGCACACGGAGTAAGCAACAGCTTTCTACGAAGCTGAATCTCGTCGTTGAGATCGCTAACAGAAAATGACACTACTTCTTCTCCAAGTGAGAACGAATCGCGTCCGCCTCCTCGGCAGTAAAGACGTGTCGAGAAGTCCCTTCAGAAGCCGTGAGCGTTACACTCGAGCCAGGCGCAGCCGTGACAGCGACAAGAGGGCCACCTTCTCCGCCCTTCGCAGGCTTGCCCGCCTCGAGCAAACGAGAGATGGCCTCGATTATGGTCTTCTGGTCACGAATGGAGTCAGGCACGAGCCCGGAACCCTGAAGGTCCTTAGGGTCGCCCGTCTGCATGAACTTCTTCATCGCCATGCCATGCTTTTTGTGCATCACCCCGAGTTGCAGGGTCATGAATCCCAGGGCTTCAGCAGCCATCTGCTTCACCCGCCCCGTCACCCCTCCCAGCAACTCACCTAGGTAAGCGTCCCTCCGCTCGTCCCATCTTCCATCAACTCTAGCTTTAAGCAAAAGACCTAGGTTAAGACCGGGATTGAGCGACAACATGTCCTGAATCGACATGCCATTCAGGTATAATTCAAACAGGCGCTTATTTGTCTCGGGACTCAGGTCTGGCTTACCAGACCGACAGTACCTTTCATATTCCGACAAATCAGAGGGCAGCAGCCTGTCGAGAGCGGCAAGACGACCGCGTTCTGCAACCGCAATAGCTTCAGTGTCCGCCATAATCCAAAGATTACCGTTTTACGGGCAGAATAGGGCCCAGGTCTATATCATCGTCACGGCCGAACGGCTTCTTCTCCGTACGATACCGTTTGAATTGGGTCACGGCATCGGGGAACGGGGCGTCAATGACTGACTTGGGCTGCGGCTCTAGCGGCTTTCGACGAGGGCCCTCGACCAGCATCTTGTACTTGCCGTTTTTCTTCTTACGGTTCATGATGTGGACTGACCAGTCTTCTCCCAGGAGCTGTTGACACCATGCGACAAGACGCTCACTTCTCGTCTTCAGCTCCTCGGCCTCGGGCATCACCAAGAGCTGAAGATTGAAGTCGACCACATGGTCTACCTCGTTGACCCGTACCTCCACAAGGTATTTACCATCCTCACTCTGCTGAAGCTCGAACAGAAGCTGCGGCCAAAGGTAGAGCTGGGTCAATGCCATTTGCATGCGAGGGTCGTCAAACGGGATTCCCATCTTTATTAGCGTCCGCGTCCTAAGAGCGAACGCTGTCTCCTCGGGAAGAGGAGCCTGATTTTTCTGTTCATCAGACATTCAGTCGCTCACGGAGCATGTCCCGCAGGACGTTCGGAGAAGTGCCGAATTTAGGTCGATAGGAAGCGAGGTGTTTACGCCATGCCACATCAATCCCTTCACTCTCACTTACCTTAGCCACACCTCGGTCAGTAGGGAATACACGCACGCGATATCCCCGACTTTGGAACTCCTGCTTTGCTGTCTCACAGAAGGCTCCCGTGCCACGAATATTAAGCAGCACCTTGTCGCCGGACCTCACCAGAGCTAGCTCGGCCTCGCACCGGTCGTCGTAGGAGTAGTCAAGCTGCCAGGTACGTCGGAGTACCTCGTCGGTCGAGAAAGACTTCTCGAAGCCTGCCTCGTTACCGAACCCGACGAGCCAGATAGCGCGCGAGGTGTTCGCGTCGCTCATTGTCTGCCACCGCGGGGAACCCGGGTACCACACCTTCCCGAAGTTGGCCGGCTTGTGGATGTGTCCCGAGATGATGAAGTGCTGCGGGAAGTCGTCGGGGTTCGCCACATCCTTGCCGTAAAAGGCATCCGCCTTGATGGGCTGGCCGTTGTCGTAGTGTCCGCCCTGGAAGGCCGCATGGCAAATCGCCACCCCCACACCAGGATGGGACTGAGCCGCCAGCAAGAGAGCCCTAGGGTCATGGTAGTACGGCAGGAAGAGGATGTCGTCCTCGACGGTGGGCTCATCGACGACGAGCACGTCATCTCGATGGACCTGCATCGAGTGGGACTTGCTCGATGCGTTTCCGGGACGGTCGTGGTTCCCGACCAACGCGACAACACGTGCGCCGCGAACCCTCAAGTCGTGGAAGAACCCCATCCAGAACCGCTCGACATCCACGTGCTTGATGGCGTGGTTGTCATACTGGTCCCCGAGGAAAATGACGAGACGAACGTCATGCTCCTCAACCTTGCCCAAGACAAAGGCCCGGAGGCGCTCGCAGTCCTCCAGGTCTTCGACCTTCGCGTGCACGTCGCCGACGATTAGAGCGCGCATTACTCGTCCGGATGCTCTACGACGGGAGCGATACCGATATCCTTCGGCGTATCCACAATGACCACCTCGGCCAGAGGAATGAGGATAGCCGAACGACCAAGCCCTAGATCAAAAGACTTCGCCCAAGGAGCGCGCACCGACACTCCCTTGCAGTAAATGGAGTCTCCGGTCTTGATGCCCTCGGGACCGTCAGCCAGGGCCGTCGTCTTCAGTAGATGGTCATAATTGCCAACATACCGAACGCCTGACGCGGTCGTACTCACCATAGTGCCCTTCTCGGAAAAAGGCTCGGCCAGAACTCGGCCATCCACTGTCCTCATAGCTCTATCCCCTTTAGCCTCAGTAATTTCCTATCCAACAGCGACAACCCCTGAATCGCATCCGAAACAACACGACGAGCCTCTGCCTCTTGAACTACTATATCCGGACGCCACTCGTCTCTCGCAGGATACTTCTCGATGAGGTTCGACCCGTCCTCGTCATCCCCCATAGGCAGAGAGGACGAGTGCAGCACTTGTGCAGCGGACAAGAGGTTTACTAAATCTCCAACAGATGTCATCGGGTCTGGCTTCGATTTCTTAACGATACCATCTACCTTTTCCTGCTCCAGCCGGTCTACTTCTCGTTCCTTGTTGTCGATTTGCTCAACCTCATTTAACCGCTTACACACCTCTTCCAGATCGAGAGGGCCGTCATGTCCCATGCGTCCGATAATTTTCCTGGCCCTATAGATTCTGCGTTTATCAGGCGGGAAGAAGTGGATGAACGTTTCACTGTTGGACTCGATCAGATTGCCCAGCATGCGACCGATTAACACCGCACGAAAACGTCTATGGTACGGACCGACGTACTTATCGATGCCCTCCAAGAGACCCACGAAACAGGTCTGGTTCATGTCCATGTAGTTCAGATGACTCCTACTGTTACGCTCCAGGAACATGCGTGCCTGCGAAATAGCTAGCGGTAAATTACACTCAGCCAGCTCTTTCCTGATGTCCTTCACCTTTTCCGCTATGGCCATCAGCGCCTGGCCAGCCTTGGTGGTGCCCCAAGGCATCTGTTTCAGAACAAAGTCGATAAACTGATAGTTGATGTTGAACTGATAGAGTCGGAGGTGGTCCTTCTCCTTGAGAACCGGAGAAATGGAAGCCTTGAATGTTGTGTCGCGCTCCCGGAAGTAAGGCCGGGCCATCAAGATATTTCGCTTTACAACCAGGATATGGTCGATAAACGCCTTGTAGGCGTCAGGGCCCCACTTGTGACGTACTAACATCATTCGAAAACGCTTCTCCAGTGTCACTAGTCTTTCCACTTGATGCTTCTGAAGCTCCGCCGTATTCTTGCCATGCTCCGCAATGATGGGTCCGAGCTTGGCGATGAATTCCCGAAAGTGCTCGTCGTGCTGCTGGTCGTGTCGCATCTGAACCCTTAGTTAATTGTGAAAAAGCTGCGTACGCCTCGGCCAATGTCATAATTTTCATGACCATGTCACGTCCGGATAAAGATTCTTATACATGCTTGCTCGAATCAAACCATGCCGATACATCGGTGAAGGGGTCGCATCATCCTTCTCGTCGATATCAGGAGTGTCGTTGAAAGAACTGGTCCGAAGCATTGGCACGAAATCCACGAAATTGAATTCAGACTTCTTCCTGCCATCACGAAAAATGTGTCTACGAGTGCCTCGACCCACCGCCTGGGGAATACCGATAGGAGAGCACCCGCCCATGAGATTTATTATCGTCTCAGGCGTTTTAATATCCGTGCCAACGCCGATACAGCTCGTGCCCACGAGGATGGGGAACTCCTCATCGTTGAACTGGTCCGCTAAAGCTGAGGGGTCTGACTCCCAGTATTTCTCAGGTAGTCTCTTGCGGAGGTCGGGGTCGCTCTTAGAAGCACCGTGTGCAAACCTGGGGTCGAATTCCAGGTGACGCAGAAGATGCTGAAATTGCGTAATCTCCTCGACCTGAATGAGAACCTTGTGTTTCAAGTGCGTCACCGCCATGTTGGCTATCTTCGCCGCTTTCTCGATGATTCGCGGATTGTAGTAGTGGTGCTTGCGAGTCATCTTTATCACATCAAACGACTCGAACTTGTCGTCACTTCGAACACGCACCATCTTGAAATGTGGCCGAGCCAGGAACCCCTTCTCAGCGCCCTCTTGAACCGACATCGTGTAAACGATAGGACCTGTGATACCCTTGAGAATGATACCCAGACCATCGCCTCGTACCTGGGTAGCAGACACGAAGAATCGATAGGCTGCCTTCTTCGCAATGCCCATACAAACCTTTTCCAGAGTCGAAGCGGGACACATATGAGACTCATCGACCATGAACACTTCACATTTCGACAGTGACTCCCACGCCTCTTCACCAGGCTCTAGCCTAGTGAGGGACTGGTAGGTCGCGATGGTCACCTGTCGGTCGAATTTCTTCTTTCCGTCTCCGTACTGACCCACGTATCGAGCACCTAGATACTTCGTAAAATCCTTAACAAGCTGCGCCAAGATAGAAGCACTAGGGGCCACAATGAGAGTCCGAAGACCTAGGTGGTGAGTCAAGTCCATCAAAATACGACTTTTACCTAGCCCGGTGCCCATCTCGATACCGGCATGCATAGCCTCCACCAGAGCCTTTTCGGCCGCGGTCTGGTAGTAGCGCTCCTCATGTTCCGGCTCTACGGCCCAAGCCATCCCCTTGGGTTCTGGAGGGGTCACCAGACGCTCAACAGAAACCTTCGTCAGCAAGCCCTGAGCAAGCTGGTCCGTAAGACCGCTGTAGGTGTATGGACCATATCCATCATCAAACAGAATACACCTTTTGAGTTGCTCTTTTAGTTCATTCTTCCTAGCTTCCCAACCTTCAGGGTCGCCCCGCTTCCACCGAAAGTTCTTTTGGTGCTTTGAGATAAGGTACTTGATTCCGCCATCCTCAAACGTCAAAAAATCTCTGGCCCGACTCAAGAGAGCTGGGTCGAAATCCTTCAAGCGAACGAGAGCTGGTTCAACGACGTTTAGCGAAGGCATCCCAGTTTCCTCTCCATGACCTCGTAGTATGCTCGAGAGGCCCGTACATTCGAAGGACCAGCCAGCTCAATGACTTTTTCAGGAGGGACACCCGCCAGTTTCATGACCTCTTCAAGCTGAGTATCAAGGGCCTGAGACTGTTCAAAGCTATGAACACGATTAGGGTCGTAGAGGTCTCCAGGCTTCACGGGATGACACCGGAAGAAGAGATCAAAGGCCGAAGCGCTCCTCCTAGCCCCACATACCACGTCCTCTTTTACCCGACCTTCGGGTGTCATATAAAGCAAAGCGAGGAAGGCGGCACAGTCGGTAATTACAATCGACTGTGTAGACGAAGTGGAAAAAACCAACTCCATGTTCCTCTGTCGACGAAGAATCTCGTACTGGTCTCGGTCATCTAGGGGACGCGCCTCAGGCGCTCCCGGCTGAGATTCCTTGTATCTCTTGAATGCGATATAAGCCCGAGCTTGCTCAGGCAAGAATTCAGCCACATACCCATCATCCTTGAGGGACGCGAAGAGGAGAGCAGCAGTAGTGGTTTTGCCAGAGATGGGAGCGCCTAGGAATCCGATGAGCATGGTTGTCCTCTGGTATACTATAACACCCGAGAGAACCTACATTTACGACTATCTTACGACGGAAGAGGCTCGCCCAGTGATATAGTAGCCTGAGGTGCTCCTGTAACCGAGTCTAGGAAAGTCGGTGCTCCTGTAGCGGAGCAGGGTGCTCCTGTAGCGGAGCAGGGTGCTCCTGTAACCGAGTCATCTGCTCCTGTAGCCGAGTGTAAGAAGGACAAGTAGGTAAGAAGGACTAGAAGGAAGCGTTCATGCGTGCCAAATTCAAGAAACTGATGAAAAAAGCTGGAGGTGATGGATGGACAGAAATACCTAATTGTCTTCTAATGGGAGACGACTGGCCTTCAGTAACCATGCCGCTTCAAGCAAGACATCGATGTATGCTCATAGCGCTCTTGGCACGAGATTATCATGGCGGGTTTTTCAAAGTCGGCTTGAGAACGCTGGGAGAGGCTACCGGTTTAGGTAACGACAGCATCATCCAGACCACATCGGACCTTGAACAGCTCGGGCTAATTACAGTCAATAGACACAAGAGATGTACTAACGAATACTCCCTCGAAGGTTTCTACACCCGCTTCGTAGAACTAGCCCTCCCTAAAGCGCCCCCGGCTCCAACTCCAGAAGTCAAGCCATACATGCGCCCTGCCGATGCTACTTGGTGATATAGTAGACTGAAGGTTTACATCTAGAGGACTGCCCATGGAATGGACGAAGGTTAAGTCGGTCGCAAAAAGAGTTGTGCTCCCCGGACCCGAGCTAAACGCTACGGTTCTCAAGACGATGAAGCGTATTTCGGATGTCGTCGGAGCCACTCTGGGGCCTGGAGGCCGGCCAGTTCTTATCGAGCGCCAAGAGTACGGGATGCCGGGAATGGTGACCAAGGACGGCGTCACAGTGTTTCGTTCGCTAGGGTTCAGAGACCCCGTTGAGCACGCTGTTATGGAAAGTACGCGTGACGCAGCTACCCGAACCGTTACGGAGGCCGGCGACGGCACGACCACGGCTACGGTTCTTTCGTACGCCCTCGTTCGCTACGCTCAGATGTATTTGAAGGACAACCCCAATGTATCTCCTCAGGCGCTAGTACAAACTGTTCAAGACGCCTTCGACAAGGTCATCGAGCCGACTATCAAGAAGCTGGCCATCAAGGTCCGATTTGATTCGCCTCGTGGGCAACGTATTCTTCGAGATGTGGCGACGGTATCTGCGAATGGTGACAAGAAGTTAGCTGCCGCCGTCATGGAGGCATTTAACCTGGTTGGTGACAATGGCACGGTAACTATCGTCGAGTCATCGGGGCCTTCGGCCTACAAGGTCGAGCGCATTCACGGATTCCCTATTCCGATGGGGTACGAGGAGTCGTGCCAGAAGTTCATGACCGCGTTCATCAACGACGGCGCAGCCAATCGTGTGCATCTGAAGAACCCTCAGTTCGTTCTGTATAACGGAACTTGCACTGATATGCAAAGCATGGTGGGTCTCCTGGAGAAGTTGCAGTTCTGTTGGCTCAACCGTCCTGGACAGCCGCACCATAACCCCTCCCAGCCTTTCATTACGTCCCCAAACGTAGTGGTGGTTGCTAACGGATTCAGCGAGTCCGTCTTGGGTACGCTCGCACTTAACATGCCAGAATCGGGGACAGTCAACGTGATTCCGCTGACTATCCCTCGAACCGCTATCCTAAATGGAGAGGTCCACTTCCTAGAGGACCTAGCGGCCATCACAGGCGCGTCTGTCATGAACCAACTTTCCCGTCCGCTCGACTCGTTTGAGTTGCCAGACCTTGGTAGGGTCGAGGTCAGGGACATTGACGGCAACGTGTCTCCTGGCGAATTCGAGATGTTCCGATTCCGCTCAACCATCATCGGTCGAAACGACGAGGATGAGATTATCGAGCGCGCCGAAGCGGTTGAAGCCATGATTCAAAGCGCCCCTTCGGAATATGACGCGAGGTTGATGAAGGAGCGGCTGGCCTGCTTGACTGGTGGTATCGCTAAATTGACGGTGGTTGGTTCTTCGAACGGAGAGTTGCGCGAGCGCAAGGACCGGGCGGACGACGCAGTTCAAGCTGTGAAGGGTGCCATCAAGTATGGCGCTCTCCCAGGTGGCGGATGGACTCTTCTCCGAGTTTCGCAAGAGCTAGCCGAGCGTTATCCCAATAACGACATCGTCGCGCGGGTCTTGGAATCCGCCCTAGAATACCCAGTCCGAAAGCTATTCGAGAACACGGGAGCGCAAGACAACGACGTCAAAGCCCGAATCCGATATATTTGTCACAAGATGTCGGGTATTGGAAGAAAGAGTCGTTACGCTGAGGTTCTGTCGCTTCCCGGCTATGAGCCAGTGAGGGCAACCAAGGCCGGCCTCCTCGATTCCGTGCCTGCTGTTCTGGAAGCTATCCGGTCTTCTATCAGTATCGCAGCCCTCATCGGCACCCTGGGTGGTATTGTGGTGTTCGAGCGCGACGAAGAACATGAGCGCTCAGAAGCGGCTGCGAACGAGGACTTCGTGAGAAATGCCGGAATTTCGCCTGCTAACGAGCGCTGGTGATGCCTCTATATTACTTACGGTGTCCGGTGTGTAAGACTGCTCAAAGACGGATTCTTTCGCCAGAAGAGGCGAAAGGTCCTCTTGCTTGCAAGAAGGAGGGGTGCTCGGGTAAGCCTCGCCGAATGCCTAGGCCGCCTACCTCGATGCTGAAAGAGGTTGTAGACAATGGGCTGATGCCTAAACGGTTAGAGAATTTCACTGACGGCCAGGAACTCACCAAGGCGCGCTCGGTGATGGATTTTACGAAACCTGATTGGCAGAAATAGAGGAATGGTGATTATGTTATTCTACTGTCAAAGACCTACATGCGGACATCCAGAAGACGAACATGACCACCTGTCCGGGAATACCTATCGTCGTGACTGCGAGGGTGGTTGTGACTGTCGCGACATGATTTATGACGATGAGGGCATACTTCACGGAAGCGTTCTGGAGTACGACCCAAAGAACGAATACGGCGCTGACATCTTGGAGTACACTCCATGATTCCGACTATCAAACTACAGAGGCTGCTCGTCTCAAATCTCGGACCGTACGTGGGCGACCATGAGCTGGAGCTGCCCTCACATGGTTTACACATGGTCATGGGCGAGAATCTCGACACCGACGAATCTTCGGGCGCTGGCAAATCGTCATTCGTGGAAGCGTTTGCGTATGGGTTTGACTACTCGACCTTCAATGCCACCGACCTTCAGACCTGGGACTGGCTCACTAAAGAGCCTATGCAGGTAGGACTCGATTTCAGTGTGCGAGATATCGATATAGTTCTTCGCCGGGGCAAGAAGCCCAGTTTGAAAATAACCGGCAAGGATACGGTAACTAGCGCCAAGTCCGTAAAGGAAGAGCTAGGCCGACTCATAGGTGTACGACCCGAGATTCTCAAGGCGTTGACTTATCGTGCCCAGGGCCAGCCGGGACTATTTTTGTCAATGACGGACCAGGAGAAGAAGTCGTTCCTTACCGAACTACTCGGGCTTCAGATGTACGAGACTGAAGCTGACCGTGTCGTCAAGGTTATCACCGACCTCGAGCAGCAGGAGATTTCGAAGAAAGCTGTAGCTGACAGCCTGAAAGCCCAGATTCCGCCCGAGCCCACCCCGATGCCGGCGCTCGACATCCAGGGATTGGAACAGACCGCTTCAGGACTCGCAACCGAAATCGAGGCGGCCGAACACACGCTCCAGGATTTGAAGAGCGCTGACTCACGAGCGAGCCAAGAGCTGGCTGACCGCGCCCGCGCAGTGACTGCGCAGTGGACGCCCTACATCGAGAATCTTCAAGTGGCTCTCTACGAGCTGGAAAGCCGTCCGTTAAGCGTATCCCCTGCCGAGAAGCCCGAGCCTCCGACAGAGCTATCGGCGTTGAAGAAGAAGCTAGAGTTACTACGTCAGGGTATCGCGAAGACGAAGGCGGCCCATCAGGAAAAGTTGAGAGACCTGCGCAGCCAAGTCGCCGATGAACGAAATGAGGTGCACCGTCTGCGTAGTCACGCCCAGGGTCAGATTCGGGTAGCGACGGCAGAATTGGAACGTCTCCGGGGTGAGGTGGCCGTTCTGGAGACGATGATTTGCGACCGCTGCAAGCGTTCCTGGTGCGACGAGCACCATACGGCGACCTTGGTAGCGAAGCGTGGGGCCATCGAGGCGTGTCAAAGTGTGGTGAAGACGGCTGAGGCCGAGCTGGTTCATGCCAACGAAGCCGAGCATCGGATGCAAGAGGCCCAGCTCAATTTGACCTTCGCGGAAGGCGCTGACCCGGTTCCTGAGAAACTGGCCCAGGGCGAGCGTGACTTTGCACAGAAGGTGGCCGATACGGAAGCGGCTTACAGGTCGGCCCTCGCCGAGGTGGAGCGACGACACGACGACCAGGTGCGCGTGTTACGCGCCGAGAAGCAAACTCAGGTTGCTGAGGCCAAAACAGCCGTCTCGAAGGCGGAAGGCGACTACATATCCGCTCTACATACGGCCCAGGAGATGACGGCTGAACACGTGCGGCTGCGTGAAAGCATGGGTGGAGCGAAGAGCTTGCTGGATGGCCTTCTGGCTGACCGGCGAGTCATCTCGGAGCGCATCATCTCCGCACAGGCTCGGCAACGTGACCTGGGCGCTCAGTTCAAGCGCGAGCTGGACGCGTTCACGAACGCTGTCGGTCGATACACCAAGGCCGGCATCGAGCATCAATCGGTGCTTACGAAGCTTGACCAGGAACGTGACTACCTGGGTGTTATTCGCAGTTTCTTGGGGGCCATCTTCGACGAGACACTAAACCGTGTTGCGTTTTTGACGAATGAGCGTCTTGCGAAGGTCCCGAACGTCCAAGGTCTCACTCTTCGTTTTATCTCCGAACGCGAGACCAAGACGACTAAGAACGTGCGTCAAGAGATTCGGCCCATCGTTGAGCGTGATGGACATGAAATCCCACTGAAGAGAACCTCGGGTGGCCAGTACACTGCCGTCGAGCTAGCCGTCGATTTGTCCCTCGCCGATGTTATCTCCGAGCGTACGGGCATCCTGCCTGGTTGGCTTATTCTCGACGAGGCATTTAACGGGCTGCCGGTGAAATCGAAGAGCGCGTGCTTGGAGCTGTTGAAGGACGCTGCTGAGACCCGACTCATTCTCGTCATCGATCACGCTACGGAATTTAAGGAACTGTTCGATTCCACGATTGTGGTTCGAAGTAAAGAGGGCCGTTCGGTCTTTGCGTGATATAGTAGTGTGTATGAGAGCCCTATCCGTTAAGCAAGCCATTGAGCTGTCCGAAGTCTGGAAGTCTCTTGAAAAGAGTACCGTGTTCGTGGCCCATAACGGCCGAGAGTTCCTAGTCGAGGGTCCCGAAGACCGCCAAGATCGTTGGCCCGAGACTGAAGACGACCAAGGTGTTTTGCGTATCTGGGTCGATAGCGAAGACGCTTGGATGTACGCTGAGGAGCAAGAAGAGAATTACGAACAGAGAATCCGAGTCATGCAAGTTGACGTGGAGCGACTG